CTCTTCCTTTATCTGCGCGGCCAACGGGCTCACCAAGGCCCGAGTCGGAATTGACACCCGCGTGCGCCCCCGTAGCGCCGCCGCAGTAAGCTAGTCAGTTCTTTTAGCTAAAGCAGACGGCTTCTGACCTATCTTTCGTTTCCCTACCTGGTAACAATTTGCACATGGCTCCCACTCGTCTCACGCTCAGCTCCTACGCCGGTCTAACGGTCGCTCTCCTTGGCCTGGCTTCCTACCGCTTCTACGAGCGCCAGGGCGCGCAAGACCCGCCCAGCAAAGCCCAGGTAGTGATTGGCACCGTGGTGCAGGGGCTTTCGCAGGCGCACTACCTGCCCCAGCGCATCGACGATGGCTTTAGCAAGCGCGTGTTTGACCTGACGCTCCGGCGCCTCGACTACCGCAAGAAGTTTCTCTTGCAGGCCGACGTGGCGCAACTAGCCAAGTATCAGACTGATATTGACGACCAGACCAAGCGGGGCACGACCGAGTTTTTAGACCTGAGCACCCGGCTTTTGGGCGAGCGCACCAAGCAGGTGCAGGCGCTCACGCGGGAGCTGCTGGCCCAGCCCTTCACGTTTGATGCGGATGAGAGCCTGCAAACGGACTTCGAAAAGGCGGCTTTTCCGCTCAGCGCCGCCGACCAGCGCGAGCAGTGGCGCAAGCTGCTCAAGTATGAAACCCTGGTGCGCGTGGCCGAAATGCTGGAGGAGCAGGACCGGCGCCACGACCACGCCCGCGTGGCCAGCCTCAAGCCCGCGCCCGCGCCGGCCGGCCCCGAGCGCACCCTCGCCCAAATGGAGGCCGAGGCCCGCAAGCGCGTGCTGGCCTACCACGAAGAGCAGTTTGCCAACCTGCCCGACGCCGACGAGCGGCTGGCCAACTACGCCAACGTGATTGCCAACACCTACGACCCGCACACCACCTACCTGGCGCCCCAGCAGAAGGAAGATTTTGACTTTCAGCTCACGGGCCGCATGGACGGCATTGGGGCGCTGCTGCGCGAAAAAGACGGCCTGATTTACGTCGAGGACATCGTGCCCGGCTCGGCCTCTTACCGCCAGGGCCAGCTCAAGAAGGGCGACGCTATTTTGGGCGTGGCCCAAGGCGCGGCCGAGTCCGTGAGCATCGAGGGCTGGCACAGCGGCAAGGCGGCCACGATTATCAAGGGCAAAAAAGGCACCGAAGTGCGCCTGACGGTGCGCAAGCCCGACGGCTCGACCACCATCATCCCACTCGTGCGCGACGTGGTCGTCAACGAAGAAACCTACGCTCAGTCAGCCGTTATCACGGACCCCAGCGGTGCCAAAATCGGCTATTTGCGCCTGCCCGTCTTCTACGCCGACTTCACGGGTACTGGCGGGCGCTCGTCGGCCGACGATGTGCGCAAGGAGCTGGCCAAGCTCACGGCCGAAGGCGTGCAGGGCGTGGTGTTTGACCTGCGCGAAAACGGCGGCGGCTCGCTCAATGATGCCGTGGCCATGGCGGGCCTGTTTATGCCCAGCGGCCCCATGGTGCAGGTGCAGGACAGCCGCGGCATCACGCAGGTGCTGCTCGACAAAGACCCGCGCGTGCAGTACAGCGGCCCGCTCGTGGTGCTGGTAAATAAGCATAGCGCCTCGGCTTCCGAAATCCTGGCCGCTGCCATTCAGGACTACAAGCGGGGCCTGATTGTGGGCACGGCCAGCACCTACGGCAAGGGCACTGTGCAGCGCATTGTGGACCTCGACGCAGCGCTGCCCGCCACCCTCAACCCGCTCAAGCCGCTGGGCTCGCTCAAGTTCACGATGCAGAAATTCTATCGCGTCACGGGCAGCTCCACGCAGTTTAAGGGCGTAGCATCCGATATCGTGCTGCCCGATGCGGCGTCTTATCTGGATGAGGGCGAGCAGGAAAACGAATACCCGTTGAAGTGGGACGAGATTAAGTCCGCCAATTTTGCCCCCTGGGAGCATCAGCCCAACTACGCCAAGCTCGCCGCCAACAGCAAAGCCCGCGTGGCGGCCAGCCCCAGCTTTCAGCAAATGAAAGCCCTGGTGCAGCGGCTGCGCCAGCGCCAGCAGGAAACCGCCATTTCGCTACAACTCGCCAAGTTCCGCGCCCGGCGGCACCAGCTGCAAGCCGAAACCGACAAGTATGAACTGCTGCAAGCCTCCGCTAAGCCGCTGGCCCTGGCCCCCATCGCCGCCGACCGCCAAGCCCTGGGTGGCGATTCGGTGCTGGTAAACCGGGCCATGCGCTTCACCCGCGGGCTGCCCAAAGACCTCACGCTGGGCGAGGCCGTCGCCATCCTGAAAGACGAGCAATAGGCCCGGGTAGCTCGCCAGGCAGGCGACTTTGAAAAGAAAAAGCCCCGTTTCCAGGTTGGAAACGGGGCTTTTTGCAGAGAAGGAGGGTCAGGAAACCCGCCTATAACTACTTAACAGTTTGCAGCTTGCCCGCTAGCGTGGTGGTGCTTGTGGGGATTTGCGCTTGAATGCGTAACCCCGACCCCTTCACGCGGGGCAATTACACTAGCTCAGCGACCCCACCTTCTTCCTGTCGCACGGCCACGTACTCATCGAACTCGGCGGCGCGGCGCTCAGCGCAGGCGTGGTAGCCGATGGCGTTCGGGGCAGGCAGGGCGGGAAGCGAAGCGGGGGCGGCTGCGTTTGAGCTAGCTGGTGACTTTCCCCGCAACCAAAGAATTTCTTCCCTGGCATCTTCGAGGCGCTGGCGCAGCTGGCCGTTTTCGGCTTCGACGGTGGCGAGCTTGAGCACAGTGTCGGCGTGCTCTACTACTTGGCCGCGCTGGGCCGTGCTCGACGCGCCGGCCTCTACCGGCGCGGTCTCGGGGGCCTTAGAAGGCTTAGCCATTTCAGCGCTCAGGGCAGCGGCCGCCCGCAGATGCTCTTTATAGGGCTGCTCAGGCCCACCCTCCATCATTTCGCCTTTACCAAGTAAAAGCCAGTCCCAACTCAACTTTGGCTTGGCCCGCTTTAGCGCAGCCAAGGCTTCCACATCGGGCACTGTTTTGCCATTTACAATAGTGCCCACTGTGCCGCGCTTTATGCCGCACAGGTCGCCTAACCCTTCCTGAGTCAAGCCCCACTCCTGCATCATGTGCCGAAATCTCTCAGCGTGTGTTTCCATGTGATAAAATATTAAGATTACTATGCTAAAGCTTTGCTAATGTCAATTTATTAGCGTATGTTTGTTAGGTGAAGCGCAAGGATGCGCGCATTTCCCACTGCAAACGTAAAAGGTTTAGCGCAAAAAACAAGCACTATGCGAAAAAAAACACCTGAAAAGGTGCAGCAAGACCTAATGGTTGATGAGCTGTACCCATACCTGCCGGCTAACTATGCCTCGCTGGTTTTGCATTTCCTGCCGGACTTCGACGCGATGCGTCTCTATAATGTGGTGCGCAAGCGCGGGCTTGAGCCTGACCCTGAAGCTTACCGCGCCTTGCTAATGGTGAAGCGCCCTCAGCCGATTGGCCGCCAGCCGCGCAAAAAATACGCTTCTCGTGCCCTTAAAGCCCTAGCCGCATGACAACTGCCCTTCCTCGCCTAGTGTCTGAGACTGGGCTTGCTGCCGTGCTAAATGCTTACATGCGCGGGCTTTCAACAGTGGATATTGTCACGCAGCCGCACGACTGTATGTCCGTTTGCGTGAAAGACTTTAAGGCGCCAGCCACGAAAAAGGAGGGCAAAATGGCCCGCCGAATGGCTATCGAATTCTATCAATTGGTGACGCTGGGAAACTCGCTGCGGCATTATGAGGCGGCAGTCGTGGATGCGCTAGGCCTGCTGGATAGTTTTTTCACTGAGCACGGCGGCGACGCTGACCGCTATGCTATTGAGAATCGAATGCGCTGCATTGATGAATACGGCAGCGACAATGAGAGCGACTGGGAGCCAGACGGGGAAGGCCCTGATGGCCCGCGCTGGAAAGTGGCTTATAAAGGGGCTGCTGAGGCAGCCGAGCACTATGGCATTTTTGCCGACCTAGGCCAATACTTCCCCGGCAATGGCAACCGCAGCGAGTGTATAGGGAGTAGCGAAATAGTAGACTTCCAGCTATTTACCATGCATGTCAGGCGACAGACTGACTTTAGTTTCAATAAGCTCTTTAGTGGCTTTTTGGGCCAGCCTCTTACTACTTATCGGCTGGGCGAAGATGGCGAAATGACGCCCATGTCTTTGGCCGACGAGGTAGAGTCAGACATAAATAAAGACATTCAAAACGCCAGCATTTCTGAGGCATTTGACACGGTGATTTTTGCGGGCGGCGTTGCCTATGAGCTTTTCAAAAGCCCCATAGAAGCCCCTAAAAAACTAGAGATGCTACGGGGCCTGCTGCGCCACCTAGTAACTGCCGACTTGCCAAGTCTCCCCCAGCCTTACGCAACCCCCAACCCAATTTTTTAACTACCCCATGAAAGCAGTAGCCAAATCTATCGCAGCGCTCGACCTGAGCAAATTCAAGCTGCTGAAGAATGACTTATTCCCGGTTTATGAAAGCCACCAGGGCGAGAAGATTGTGAGCCTGCGCGATGTTCACGCGGCCTTGCATGTCAAGAAGTCTTTTACAAAGTGGGCTGAATTGAAGGCTGTCGAGCACGGCCTGCTAGAGGGTGCTGACTTTGTTAAAAAGTACCTACAGGTACAAATCAAATCGGCGGGCCGCCAGCGCATTGAATACATTCTGCCTCTGCGCGTTGCCAAGAAAGTGGCTATGGGTGTGAATACGCCAGATGCTGAATTTGTAAAGGACTACTTCTTGCTATGCGAGGAAGTGGCCGTGAACGTAACGCAGGCGCTACAGCCAAAGCCGCTGCGACTTGTGGACTTCACCAGCACAGCCGTGCAAGTAGAGTGTAGTAAGAGCGTGGCGGCCCACCTGATGCGCGACACTAACCCAGCGCCAGCCATTGACCACTTCCGCGAAACTTGCAAAATCCTCACTGGCCTCAAACCCTCGCAGTACCGCAACTCCTTTCTAACGCAGGGTATTCGGGTAGCCTCTTTTAGTGGCCGCAAGTTGCTACGCCGCTTTGAGCCAGCCAAGGCTTGCACCGCCGCCTTCCTTGATGACGCTCGGCAGCGGGGCCGCAATGTAGCGCAACTAGCTGCCGCTGGCGTAGTTGAGGCCGTTACACCAGCCTTTGATGTACTGCTGCGGGTGGGCTACACAATGGAGGAATTGGGAGGCTGATATTTTTTTGCCTTCTTGTGTCAAATTATTAGCCTAATTATTTGGTATTGCGCGAAAGTTTTAGCACCTTTGGCTTATCGAAAGCAAAGGCGCTAAAGCCCGCCACCCCACCACCCTCTAGCACCCCCTGTATCACGCATGACTGCTGCCGCCAAAAGAGCCGAGACTATTGCCCGAAAAGCCGAGCAGGTCAGCACTGAATTTTCTGATGCCTGCGACGCGCTGGCCGCCGACCCGAATAAAGCCGACGAATTGAAAGTGCGGATGGCCACCTGCCAGCATTGCCAGGGCTGGGTACTGCAATCTGCCTCGCCCCGCTGCGATACGGACAGGGAGTCGAAAAAGGAGTTCGCCAAGTGCATGGCGGCGGGCATGAACATCGGCACCGTGACGCTGACCGAGGCACGCAAAGTGAAGCACTGCAACTGCAAGCGCTAGCCACCCCCACCCCCTCACTTCCCCTAAAGCAAAAAGCCCCGCTCGGACTAGGAGCGGGGCACTTCACAAAACCAACTACAACCACTAAGATAATGGCACCCAAGAAAAAAGCAACCGCCGCGCCTGTCGCCCAGCATGAGATTATAAAAGGCTTCAAAGTAGCTGGCCCCGATGGTAAATGCCGCGGGATGCAGTACGAGGTCGGCAAGGAGTACACGCTGCCCAACTCGCCTATCCTGTGCGGTGCGGGCCTGCACTTCTGCCAAGTAGCCAACAATTGCTTTGAGTACTACTCTTTCGACGCGAAGAACGTGGTATTCGCAGTGGAGGCGTTTGGTGAAACCGTGCACGGCGAAGATAAAAGCGCCACTAACGGCCTGCGCATCGTGCGGCAACTGACGTGGCACGAGGTGTTGAACATCGTTAATTCTGGCGCGAACAATACGGGACGAGGGAACAGCGGCTACCTGAACAGCGGCGACCGGAACAGCGGCTACCTGAACAGCGGCAACCGGAACAGCGGCTACCTGAACAGCGGCGACCTGAACAGCGGCGACCGGAACAGCGGCAACCTGAACAGCGGCAACCGGAACAGCGGCAACCTGAACAGCGGCAACCGGAACAGCGGCTACCTGAACAGCGGCGACCTGAACAGCGGCAACCGGAACAGCGGCAACCTGAACAGCGGCAACCGGAACAGCGGCTACCTGAACAGCGGCGACCTGAACAGCGGCGACCGGAACAGCGGCTACCTGAACAGCGGCGACCGGAACAGCGGCATTTTCTGCACGACCACGCCGAAAAACATTGAGCTATTCAACAAGCCTTCCAGCTGGTCGCTGCAAGATTTCTTGGATTCGGAAGCCTACTATCTCACGCAGCGACTGCTGCTGACTGAGTGGCGGGCGTGGTCGGATATGACTGACCACGAGAAAGAGCAATATCCCCGCGCCGAAACCAGTGAGGGCTACACCAAAAAGCACGACTACAAAGCGGCGTGGGCTACGCTGTGGGCAAGCCTTAGCCCCCGCGAAAAGGAGCAGATAACTAGCCTGCCAAATTTCGACAAGGCTGTATTCGAGGCTATCACAGGCATCGCCGCCTAGCCCCCCCCTCACTTCCCCTGCTCATGGACTGCAACCCCCCAATCGCCCTCAAAGCTGGTGCCCTGACTGCCCCGGCTCAAGCTGTACTCGCTATTCAGGAAGGACGGGCCGCCGAGCCGATTGCTTATAAGCCGCTTGCCGCCAACTACCGCAAGAATGGCTACGACTACGCGCTGATTGACCGCACTGAGCGGGTCGCGCTTTATCGCCAGTCTGATGCTAGCGGCTTTAAGGCCTTCGAGGTCTGTCGAGTGCTGCGTCACGAGGGCCGCACCATTGGCGGGGCCGCCATGCCACCTGCCGAGTTCCTGCCTTCTACTGAGCAATGGGGGCAGCAGGCCTGGACTTTCCTAGCGCTGGGCAAGGCCTACGATAAGTACCACGAGCAAAATGAGCGCCTCGCCGCCCGCTAGCCGCCCCACCCCCTACTAGTCTATACCACCCGCGCCCGCCGCCCGGGGTTTCTCTCTTCACTTTTTACAGCTGGCCCGGCAAATAGGAGGGCGCACCGCTATGAACTCCTTTATCTATAAGTATTCGCTGGCAAGCAAGGGCAGTGTGCATGTGGACCTGCCGGTTGGCGCGCAAGTACTATCAGTGTGCGAAGTGGCTGGTGAGCTAGTCGTGTACGCCGCCATCGACCCGAACACCAGCAATACTGAGGTGCACATTTTCTATGTGGTGGGCACCGGCTGGCCCTTGGCGCATGAGGTAGCTACCGTGGATAATCGCTTTGTCGGCACGGTACCCATGTCAGACGGGCTGGTATGGCATGTCTTCCACTTCGCCCCTGCCGCCTAGCTCCGCCATGCCCTACGCCTACACCCGCGCCCCGCTCGGCACGCTGGCTACTGCCGAAGCCGCCCACAACGACGCCGAGCACGCCGTGGAAGCCGCCCGCCTGAGTGGCTGTGCGCTGGCCGTGTTCGGAGCCACCAACCGCCGCGCCCGCGCTTACAGCGCCCTGCTGACTGCCCGCCGCGAAGCCGACCCCGCCGCCGCTGACCAAGCCGAAGCCGAACGCCAGCGCAACGAAATAGGATACGCCTCCCCCACTCTCTAATCGCTTACTACCATGCTCCCCGCTTTCAATTCCGAAGAAGCCGCCCTGTTCAGCGATGCCCCGCAGCAGTATCGCAAAATCTACGACCACGCGCTGGCCGAGGAAGCCACCGCCCGCGAAATCGAATTCCTGCTAGCCGAGCAGCTGCCGCCCGCCGCCGCCTGCTTGCTGACTGGCTACGTGAACGCCCGCCGCGACGCCCGCCGCGCCTGCTACGAGCAGTACATGGCTGCCGTGCGGGTAGAGGCGGCCACCCCCTCGCTGACTGCCGATTACAGCGTGGCCTACATCGTGAGCCCGCCCGACGCCACTACCGCCCTGGCTGCTTAGGGATATGGCACGCAACACCATCGCCACCGCCGCCGACCGGGATTCCTTCTTCAAGCAACTGAATGCCACCACCAAGCGAATCAATCCGGTAACCGGCGAGCGCTACGAAACGCCCCGGCTACGCGACCAAATAGCCCGCGAAGTAGCTGCCCAACTGACTGCCAACCCCCTCACCTACCCCTGCCCTGCTACACCCCCAGCGGGGAGTGCGGGCCGCAATTCTTAGTCGCGCCATGCTGACCGCCCGCATCCTGCCCATGCCACAGCTCGACCCGCAGCGGTACGTGGCGCTTCACCTGTCAAACCCCCTGCTACTGGCCGCCCACCCCGACCGGATGCGGGCCACCGCCGAGCAGTGGGAGAATGGCGGGTACGATGCCAACGGCACGGCCGCCCTGGCCGTGAAGCTGTACGAGTTGCGCAAGCACATCCTGCTACGCACGGCCGTCGAGCCCCGCGACAACGAAGCCGAGCAGGCGCTATTCGGCCTGGCCGCCCACCCGCTGCTGAAAGCCGAGCGCACCCGGCTGCGGGAAAAGATTATGGAGGCCCGGCCATCTGAATATGGCTGGCTGCGGGGGCTGCTCGAAACGGCCATTGTCGAACTGGCTGGCCAGCGCGATACCAACCTGGTAGCCGCCGAAACCCTCCCCACCGAACCCGCCGCCCGCCCGCTCGATGTAGCACTGGCCGCCATCCGTGGCATCGGGGGTCGGGTGCTAGTGGGTGGCAAGCTAGTCGCCTGAAAAATCATTAAACCATTTCAATCCCAACGTTATGAACGACTTAATTAACCAAGTGGCTGCGATTACTCATCTACGGAAGGCCGCCACCCCTGGCCCCTGGGAGCTTGTAGTGAAGGGTAACTCAATTCAATCGCAAGCCATTGCGGGCGTGTGTTCTGGCATTAGCATGAAGACAGGCAACGGCGCATTTATCGCCGCTGTCGGTGGGCTGGACTTCGATAGCATAGCCGCTGCCTTGGCCCCCACCCCCGCCGCGCCTCTACTACAAGAAGCCGTCGCCGCCCCGGTTGATGAGCGCAACAAAACTACGCAGTGCCGTAGCTGCGAATACTCGAATCTAACCGTTGACTTTGGGCCGAAGTGCCCCGAGTGCGGCAGCCAGGATTTGGAGAAGTGGCAATTTCTCCCGACTGAGGCGCTAGAGAATCTACTGTTTCGCGCCACCGCCGCGCACGAAGGCCCCTATTCGGTTGAGATTCTTGGCAATCGCACCCGCTGGTTTAAGACCAATGGCGGCCGCAATATCCTGCGCCAACTGCTGAGCGAGTTCGAGTTGAACGACCTCAAAGTTGAGTATGCCCAGCGCCACCGCGCCACCGATGCCTACCTAGCTGCCGCCGACCCTCAAACGATAACCAGCCTAGTACAAGAAGTGCTGGCCGCCCGCGCCGCCCTGGCTGCCTCTTCTGCTGGTGGTGGCGTACCCCAAAGCATTCAGCAAGTGCTTGAAAAGTGGGCAGGCGTTAGGCCAGGCGAGCTAGGCGATGACGCGGTGCCGCTCTTTTTGGAAGAGTTGAAGCTTGCAGGACTGCAGCTTGCGCCCGTGCTACAGCCAGCCGAGCAAGCCGCCGCTGCCCTAGCCGGATTTGTGCAGCAAGCCTACGCCTACAAAAGCACCTTCCCCGGACTGCCCGAAGGCTACACGCACGATGATATTGATAAGCTATTTGAGTGGGCTGATGGTGCCGATGACCTGCTGCGTACGGCCCCTGCCCTCCTAACTGCCGCCGAGCCCGCCGCCCTACCACTACTAGTAGAAGGAGCCGCCGCCGGGCCGCAGTGGGTGAGCGTGAAAGAGCGACTGCCAGCCGAGCAAGGCCGGGTGCTGGTCTGCCAGCTTGATGATGATGGCCCGCAGGTATTCACCGCCCGCTTCACGCCTGAATGGCACTATGATGCCGAGAATGGCGGCGGGCAAGCGGGCTCGCACCCGGCGAAGTTTCACGACTGCCGCCAAAGCAAGATAACCCACTGGCAACCACTCCCAGCCGCCCCCGCCGATGCGCTCCGCTAGCCGAATCCTGCTGGCCCTGCCCGCCGCCGCCGTGGCCTTCGATACCGCCCTGTGGCACGCCCCGGCCTACGTGGCTGCCGTGCTGCTGGCTCTCTGCCTGTTAGTGCTGGCCCGCCGCTGCTGGGACTGGTGCCGCCGCCGAACCTTCCCGCGCCGGGTGCTGGCCGCCGTGCTGCTCGTCTTCTACACGCCCCGGCCGGTGGATGGCCGCCTGTATGAGTTCGTGAAACCCATAATTAATTGATTTTATGCAGACCAACACGCTTTTCAGCTGCCGCCCCGAAACCAATGGCGGCCTAACTATCATCAATTCTTCTGGCAGAGACGTGTTAGAGCTTAGTGACAGGGTAGTCAATGCCTCCGAAGTTAATCTGCGCCCGGTTGAGCTGTGCTGGCTGGCGTGGGCTATTGAAAACTACTCGACGCTTTGGAATACTGCTGCGAAGGCCGGCAAAGGGCAGGTGCACCCGCTCACCATTTTGCCTGAGCAGTCTGTCGCCTAACGACACAGCCGCACGCCCCCGCTGAAAGCAACCCTAACCCGGCCGTTTTATGAGGAACAGCGGGGCGCGTGCGGCCTATTTATCACTCCCTTTTGCTTTTGAAATGAACGACCCAAACGACAACGCCACGCACGCCGCGCTGATAGTCCAATCGGGCGCGGCTCTCAATTCCCTGAACAGCGCCATGCGCAAGCTGGCCAGCTTCAAAACACCGGATAAGAAACTGCAAGCCAGCTGGACGGAGCTGCGCAAGCTAGCCGAGCGCGTGTACACCCGCCTGGCGGCCCGGCTGGTCGATGGCACGGGCGACTACATGAACGAAGTCAGCAACCAGTCGGAGCAGCTGACGCTGTGCCTGTGCTACCTGCCAGCCGACCAGCGCCGCAAGCTGGTATCGCACGCCGAAGATATGGCGAAGCCCTTCTACGTGCTCGACACAATCAATCAACCCCAACCCGTCTAGCCTCATGGCCCGCCCCTATTCCGACCCCCGCTCCTATTCAGCAGCCGAAAGCGAGAAGCTGCGCAAACTTTACGTGCCCTCAAGCCAGGCCGAGCTACTGGCGGCCTTTCCCGGCCGGACCCTGAACTCTATCCGCTGTCAGGCGGGCAAGCTGGACCTGCGCAAAGTCACCACGCCCCTAACGGATTGGACGCCCGAGCGGGATGCAGTGCTGCGAACCCACTACCCAGCCATTGGCGCCGAAGGGGTTGCCAAGCTCCTAAAGCTAAAGCCGCAGGCAGTGAAGCGCCGGGCGGGCCGCTTGAAAGTCTATACGCTGCGGTTTGTAGCCATCCGTGCCGCTTCTCCTGCGCCCACCACGGAACACGACCCCCGGCCGCGGGCCCGCAACACGCTAAAGCCGCTGCAAACCAGCAAAGCCCGGAGCCAGCCGGTGAAGCGCATCCCAAAAAAGGAGCTGTCCACGCCGCTTACTGAAATCCTGGCCGCCATGAGGCATCCCAAATGTGAGCCCGGCCGCCGCATGGCCTTCACGAAAGCTGCCTACCACGGAATGCCCGCCGCGATAAAGGCGTGGGATGAGTGGCCTACGCAACAGCAAGCCGCCTAAAGCCATGCCCTACCGCCCCATGCTGTTGCCCTTTCGGCAACAAGAAGCCAGCCCGAAGCCAGCACCCGCGCCCCGCCGCCGGATGCCGGTAGTGGATTACCCTTTACGCAAGCCCGCCGCATGAAGCTACTCGCCCGCCTCCGACTCTGCTACCAAGTACTAGCCGCCAGCCGCACTGGAGAGTGGCGCAAGCTAGCTGCCAGCTGTAGCGCAGAACAAGCCCGCCTAGGGAATATCTCCCTGCTGGCGGCCCTGGCCACCGCCCGCGCCCTCGACGCCGAGCGGGCGCAAGTAGCCGCCGGCACCCGCACCACCCACACCGCCGCTAAGCTGCTGGAAGAAGCCCAGCGCCTGGTGCAGCCTAAAGCCAAGCCGTAGCCCATGCTCCAGCGCCAACCATTTAAGCCCCGCCAAAAGCCAATGCCCCGGCCGACAAAGCCAATGGAGCGCACGGGTAAGCTACCCCAGCAGACCCCGAAAGCCCGCGCCACCCGCGCCGAAGCGCAGAGGGCTTGCCCGCTGGCCGACTACTGCGTGGCGTGCGGAACGAGCCAACAGCTTACCCGAAGCCATATCCTAACGGTCAAGATGCACCCGCACCAAGTCGCTAACCCGCTGAACGTCTTAACACTATGCGGATTCGGCGCAAACAACTGCCATGAGCTTTGGGAAAATCACAAAGCCGAGTTCGCCCGTCGATTCCCTCACGCTTATGCTGAGAAGCTGCGTCGCATGGCCTTGGTTGACCCTGCCTATGTCAACTTTTTTCTGCGCAAAAATCCAGCGCCCGACATGACTGCAAACCGCCATTTATAACGTGACAATTCATAGATAATTACTTGATAATCTTGCGATTATTTCGTAAATTACGTGACACAATCAATTCTTAAAATCACGTCAAAATGAAGCAGATTCAGTTAACAAAGGGCGCTGTGGCACTAGTAGATGATAGCGACTTCGAGGCACTGAGCGCCTTAAAATGGTGCTTAAACAATGGCCGCGCCAGCCGCCGAGTTAATACGGGCAGCAAGCAGCAGCAGGTGTATATGCACTTGTTGTTACTTGCCGAGAAAGGCAAAGGCCCGGTAGAGCACATTGACGGGAACAAGCTCAATAACCAACGGGCTAACCTGCGCTACCGTGCTTCGGTGTATAAGATTAAGAAGCGCGTTCGTAAGTCTGATAGAAACCTAGCCAACCCTCACCGCGCCTACTTGATTATTGACAATAAGCAATTTCACATTGGGTACTACCCAACTGTGTTGGATGCCGATGCCGCCGCGCAAGCAGCCTTCTGCAAAGCGATTGCTAGTAATGCGCCAACGGAGCAAGCTTACACTACCGAGCCTGCGCCGTGGGAGTTGCGCTTTTGGGAGCGCGTTTACAAGGGGCTACCTGATGAGTGCTGGAACTGGATAGGCGGCCGCACTGGCGATGGGCGCGGCTTGTTTCGGGTGCCAGGCGAAAAAGATAGTTATGCCTATCGTATAGCCGCACGCCTGTGCCTCCCCGACTACACGCCTGCACTAGAGGTTTGCCACAGGTGCGACAACCCTGCGTGCGTGAATCCTGCCCACTTATTCATGGGCACCCATGCCGATAACATGGCTGATATGGCTGCAAAGGGCCGGACTAGAGCGAGGCAGACGCATTGCAAACATGGCCATGAATTGACGCCGGACAATCTTATAAAGTCCACCAAGCAGCGGATTTGCCGGACCTGCCACAACGCAAACTCTGTGGCAAGCGCAGCCAAGCGCAAGGCGGCGCTTACCCTGATGAAGCTGAGGCCCTGACCACCCCGCCCCGGCCCCTCTCACTATATAGGAAGGGGCAGGGGGCTAGGACTTGGGGGTGAGCTTCAGCTTTTTGATAAGGTAGGCGCTGGGTTGGTCAGGCAGCCCAGCCGCCTCAGCCTGCTTTAGCAGTTCGGCCCACTCCGCATCGGTACAGGATATGCCCCGATGCTTTTTGCGCATTTCGTCGGGCACACGCTGGCGGCCTCGGCCTCTTTTTTCGGGTACTGCATCCATGCTACAAATATACGTAGCGCGGCAATTAACGGTACAAATAAAATTATTTATCAAATACGCCAACCGTATTTGTTTTGTATCGTTCTATGCAATACATTTGTATCATTCAAATCAATAAAAGCACTGCAATCATGGCCACTTTCTCTGTAACCGTTAAGCGCATCACCGACCTCAACTGCCCCATGATTCAGGAAATGATTCGGCTTGACGGGCTGAAAGGCAAAAAGCGCCTGCCTTACGAGGCCCTGCCCGATGCCGAAGAAACCTTCACTTTCGAGGGGGCTGACCGCCGCGAAGCCTACAAAGCAGGCAGCCGCTTCAACGGCTTGGCTTTCACGGGGCAGAAGCGTGAAATCTGGATTGATGGCACCCAAGAACTAGGCAACTTCTAGTCATGCGCTACGGAACCGTTTGCTCTGGCGTAGAAGCCTTTGGCCCCGCTTGGGAAGCGATGGGCTACGAGTGCGCCTTTCACGCTGAAATAGCTACCCACCCCAGCGCCGTGCTGCGCTATCACTACCCTACCGTACCTAACTATGGCGACTTCTCGCAAATCCAACCCAGCCCCGCAACTCGGATTGATGTTCTCTGCGGAGGTACGCCCTGCCAAGACTTCAGCGTTGCCGGACTTCGCAAAGGCTTGGCTGGCGACCGGGGCAACCTCACCCTCGAATTTGCTCGGCTGGCTGAACGACTACGCCCCCGTTGGCTGGTTTGGGAGAATGTCCCCGGCGTACTATCAGCCGATGGAGGCCGTGCTTTCGGCCAGTTCCTCACCCTCTTGGCAGAGTGCGGGTATTATGCTGCCTACCGGGTGCTTGACGCTCAGCACTTCGGAGTTCCACAGCGCCGCCGCCGCGTCTTCCTTGTCGCACATCTTGGAGACTGGCGACCTGCCGCCGCAGTACTATTTGAGCGCCACGGCCTGCAAGGGCATTCTGCGCCGAGCAAAGAACAGGGGGAAGGAGCTCCCCCAGCACCTTCGCACAGCGCTAGAACTCGTGAGTGGCCAGCCAGAGTAGCAGCCACTTTGGATGCCAACTTTGGCAGGCTGCAAGGCGGCAACGACCAGCACGCGTTTCAGGGGGCTACTCATTTCGTGCCCGCTGCCCCTATTGCATTTGATACTACTCAGGTAACAAGCAAGGCCAATAGAAGCAGATGCGAGCCAGGCGCCCCTTGTCATACACTAAGCCGGGGCGGCCATGCGCCTGCTATTGCTTACCAGTGCCACGGTGGTAGCGTGGGCGAAATGGGAGTACTGCGGGCTGGCAACGGCAGCATGACAGGCGGCATACCATTCGTGGCCGCCTTCAAGGCTGGTCAGGGCGAAAAGGCCGGGGGTATTGGCTACTCCGAATCACTGGCACCCACTTTGGGCGCTGCTCAATCTGGCACTCAACTCAGCCCCGCTATCGTTTTCGGGTGGAATAAATCTGCCTCGCAAACTATGCGAGTAGATGCTGATGCTACCGATGCCGTGCAGGCGGCCAGCAGTTCACAGCCGGCCGCGCTCATCGGCTCAGCCGTGCGGCGCCTTACCCCGCTCGAATGTGAGCGCCTGATGGGCTACCCCGACAACTGGACACAGTACGGCGTGAAGCCCAACGACACCCAATACACCGTAGCCGATGGCCCCCGCTACCAAATGTGCGGGAATGGCTGGGCAACCCCCGTCGCCAATTGGGTAGCCGAGCGCCTGATGATGGTAGAAAAGCTGCTGCCGCCCACCCCACCCACCATAAAGGAGACAACCCCCGAAAATCTTAATTCTTGAGCTATGCTGAACCGTGAAGAAATCGCCGCGCTGCCAGCCGGACCTGAATTCGATGAGCTACTGGGCGTTGGCCTGGGCATAGTGCCTTCCGAAAAATGGCACATAGTCGATAAGACGGATGGGGGCAGCTACATAAAGTTCAACACCCAGCAAGAGGCAACAAGCTACCACGCAAAGGCCCAGGTGGAATACCCCATCGGCCTTTTGGCTAATGGGGTAGTAGTGCTGATTAGAAGGTGGCCTGCCTTCTCTGCCGACATAGCCGCAGCCTGGCAGGTAGTTGAAAGGCTAACGGCCGATGGGTGGGGCCATAAGCACCATGTGCTCAGTGCCGCCGCCGAGCAACCCGGCTGGCAGTGGACATTCATGCGGCCGGGCGGCGGGCTAGGTGCTGGCATCGCTGGCGCTGAGGCTGATACCGCACCACTTGCAATCTGCCGCGCAGCCCTCCTAGCGCTGGCCCCCACCCCCTCCCAAAATTCCTGAGTTATGAAAGACGCAACCGCAACCGCCTTCACCGTCGCTAAGTCCACGGTAGAACTCTACAAGATTCGCCCCGCTACCGGCTTCGCTTGGGCCGATATTACGATTGATGCTCACGAGCGTGGCGGGCGCATTTCGATTGCCTCCGACTACGGCAACTGGCAAAACTATTGGGGCGCGGCTGGCTGCGACTTCAAGTCGTTCTTGGGCCAGATTAACCAGCATTACGCAGCGGGCAAGTTCGGTGCCGAGCGCTGGATTGACGTGGATAAGAGCCTGAAAGGGTTTCGGAAGATGGTGGCCGAATACAAGAAAAGCGGCGCACTGCCTAAAGATGAGGCAGCCGAAATCCGCGCCGAGCTTGACGAGCTGCGCCACGAATCGGCCGACAGCATAAGCCGGGCAATCGAGCACAGCCGCAAGCTATTCAACTTCCTGTATACCAACGCTGGCGAGGTCGATTTTGAGTACGAGCCAAACCCGCACTTCGCCCGCTTCTGGAAAGAGATATGGCCCGTCCTGCTGGCTGAGTTTGCCCGCGAAAAGGCCGCCCCGCCCACCCCCGCACCTATTCAGGAAGGGAAGCCAGCGGGTAGCTAGGGCTTGGCTGGCAGCTTGATTTCGCCGTGCTGGGCTTCGTGGGCGGCCACCGCATCTTCTACCAGCATCCGAATAAGTTCGCCCCGCTTGCGCCGCTGGTACTTGGCTACTACCTCAAACTTGGCTAGCAGCTCATCAGGAAGCCGGACAGGGGTAGGTGCAGGTTGAGCCATAAGTACTACAAAAGTAGTCGCAAGAAATATTTTACCATACTTAGTAATACTAAGTAATACTAGTTGTATCTTTACAATACGCAACAGCGAAAGCCTTGGCCGGCCTAGCTGTACGGCCGCCGACACGGCCCGCACCCGTCTTAAGCTGGCTCGCCAAGCCGGTTCATCGACACCCCGTTTACTGCCCCTGTCGGGGGGTGGTAGCGGGGTTTGTCATTTTCTGGCGATATGGATACTCTATCTTCTATGATGCGGTACGTGGCCGACACGAACCCGCCCACCCTTTGGACTAAGCTCGAAGAAACGTTTGCCGAGCATCAGAAAGGGCAGGATATGGATTACGACGTGCGCGCTGAGGTATGCCGCCAAGTGCTGCACCGTAAGCCCGAGACGCTGCGACAGATGCTCAACCACGAGCGCCCGCTGCCCATGTTCGACTTTGAATTGGTGCGCCGTTTCTGCGGCCTCTCGCTCAGCGAAGCCACTGCGCTTTATATGGCTAATGCCCCGGCCGAGAAGATAGGCGCAATGGTGCGGGCGCATGATGCAGGCCCGCCGCGCAAGGAAGTGGCTTACTGCAACGCGCCCGCCGCCTTCACTGGCTTCTTTCAGAAAGGAGTGCGGAAGATATGAAAATGCCCGCCTTTCAATTCTATCCGGCCGACTGGCGGAAAGACCCAGGGGTGCAGGCGCTGAATCGGCACGACCGGAGCGTGTGGTTTGATATGCTCTGCATCATGCACGAGTCGGACGAGCGCGGGGTATTGCTGCTTGCTGGCCGGCCGATTCCCGAAGATGCCCTAGCGCGCATGTTGAATTTGGATAACCAAACCTTCAACCAAACGCTAACCAACATCCTAACCTACGGCGTAGCAAGTCGGCGCGAAGGGGACGCGGCTATCTACTGCCGACGCATGGTAAAGGACGAAAGCCTCTGCCAATTGCGCCGTGAAGCTGGGAAAAAGGGCGGAAACCCCAATTTGGTTAACCAAACCCACAAGCAAAAGCCAACCACTGGGGTTAAGCAAAATCCAACCCCTTCATCTTCTACTTCATCTTCACCATCATCTAACGATGATGGATTGAGCGGGCAGCCAGCCGAGGTTTTAGATTCTCCCCTGACTTCCTCGGCAGGCGGGGTAACACTTGGGGGGCCGGCCCGCCCGGTGCTGGCGGAAGATTCGGCCGTGTTTGTGCTGGCTGGCTTTCGGGAGTACGTCAAGAGCATTGGCTTTGGCACCATCGACATCGGCCACTACCTCGTGCAGATTCTGCATGAGGCCAAAAAAGAAGCCAAGCCCCGCCCGACTTCCGGCAAGGGCTTGACGTGGGAAGGGTTCGTGAAGAACTACCTCAACAACGACCGGCTGCACAACCGCATCGTGTGCCCGCTGCCCGCCGAGGGTGCGCCGCAGCCCCAGCAACGCTACGGCCCGCCACCCACCGCCACCGTGGCCACCGGCAGCTACGACCGCCAAGCCATCGCCGCCCGCCAAGCCAACCAAATCATTACCTAGCCCATGCAGCCGCCTAAATTCCCCGCCCGCCCGGCTGAGCCTACCCGCCGCACTGAAACCCTGCCCCCGCCCTCTAGCATCGACCTGGAAGCCGCCGTATTGGGGGCCGTGATGCTGGAATCCAGCGCCATCGGCACGGTGCTGGCGATGGTGAAGGGCAACGCCGAGGTATTCTACCAGCCCGCCCACCGCAACATCTTCCAAGCCATCATCGCCCTGCACAGCCGGGGCCGCGCCATCGACCAGCTGACGGTGGTGCAGGAATTACGGACGCTGGGCCTGCTCGAAAAGTCGGGCGGCGCTGGCGGGGTGGTCGGCCTGACTATGCAAATCAACAGCGCCGCCAACATCTACACCCACTGCCTGACCCTACTGGACTTGTACGCCAAGCGCCGGCTGGCCCAAATCGGCTACCAGTTTTTGAACGACGCGCACAGCCCCATGAGCGACGCGGAAGAACTGATAACGGCCGCCTACAAGGTGCTGAACGACCTGCAAAACGCCCGTAGCATCCGACAGGCCCAAACGCTCGGGCAAATGTTCAACCAGGCAATCGACGAGGTGAAGGCCGCCACCCTGGCCCCCGGTGGGCTTACGGGCGTGCCGTGCGGCATGGCGGCCGTGGACAAGGTAACGGGCGGCTGGCAGCCCTCCGACCTCATCATCCTGGCGGCCCGGCCCGGCATGGGCAAAACCAGCTTCATCTTGGCCTCTGCCAATCACGCCCAAAAGGCGGGCAAGGACGGGGCGCTGTTCTCGCTGGAAATGGGCGCGATGCAGCTGGTGAAGAAAAGTATCGCCACCAACGGCGGCTACTCTACCTCCATGCTCGCCAAGGGCGTGGGCATCAGCACCGATGAAGCCGAGTACCTACGGGTGCGCTGCGCCGAGCTGGCCAAGTCCGGCTTGCTGATTGACGACACCCCCGCCATCAGCATTGGTGAGCTACGGGCCAAGGTGGCCAAGGCCGTGGCTGAGCATGGGGTGAAGATTGTGTACGTGGACTACCTGCAACTTATGACCGGCGAAAAGGGCGGCAACCGAGAGCAGGAAATCGGCAGCATCAGCCGGGGACTAAAGCTCATTGCCAAGGAAAACAACATCCCGGTTATCGCGCTGGCTCAGCTCAGCCGGGCCGTGGAAACCAGGGGCGGCGATAAGAAGCCCCAGCTATCCGACTTGCGCGAATCGGGCAGCATTGAGCAGGATGCCGACTTGGTAATCTTCCTGTACCGGGCTGAATACTACAAAATTATGCAGGATGATATGGGCAATTCCACCGAGGGGCTGACCGAGGTACTGATTGCCAAGCACCGCAACGGGGCCACGATGGACGTGGTGGTGCAGTCGGACATGCGCACCGGCCGCTACTCCGACCTAGAAGCCGACCGGGTTTTTGAAGTCCCAGCCGACACCGCCACCGTGGGTTTCCCCACCAGCAATTTCGACAATGAGAAAGCACCCTTCTGAGCGATACAGCGCCGAGCTATGCCAAGGCGTGCAGGATACGCTGCGCACCTTCTCGCTACCCGACCTACACGCCCTACTGCCCGGTATGCGCCTGCGTGGCGGCCCCGGCCTCACCCTGCTACGGCTGGAGCTACGCCGCCGCCCGCCCTTGGTGCTGGACTAACCCGCCAGCCTCCCCCACTGAGCTAGACACCGCCGCCCGCCCGACCTTTTTGATTTTCACCCATCATTTCACTGCTGCCATGACAACTGCTGCCACCAAGCCCAAACTCGCCTACCTCGTCAACGCCGATGAGGCTACCGAAATAGTCTACGCCACCTCAGCCGTTGCCGCCCGCCGCCAGGGCGCCCGCGATATGGGGCTGGACTTTGAAGATGTTGACTCCACCCGCCGGGCCGCCTATCTGGATAAGTACGCGGAAGGTGGCGACGTGCCGACCAAGATGCTGATTGAGGAGCACGGCTGGCGCTTTGAGTGCAGCCACTGCTTCGGCAACGTGGACCACTACGAAGAGGCGCGGGTGTACGATGAGTACGAAAGCCCCTACTGCTGCGCTGGGTGCATGGCCGCCGAGCAGGCAAAGCAAGCCCAGTGCAAGGCCGACAAAGAGGCGCTTACTGCCTTGGTCGGCCAGAAATGCCCAGGCGCCACCATTTGCTGGCTCAACCAAGATAAGGGCCTTGCCTTTCTGCGCATCCCGACCGCCGATGCAGGCGCTTTGTGGGACAGCAACACCAATCAATTCCTAGGCCAGCCCCGCGACCAGTCCGCTTGGAACGACTACAAAGCCAGCCTGAACGCCTAGCCCCCACCCCGCCACCACTGAGTGGCATAACCCCGAAAAGAGATGAGCAGGAAAATTCTAATTGGTCAGATGCTGGCCACCACTGCCATGCTGATGGAGGCGGGCGGCCCCGTGAAGGTGAAGCAGCGCCACAGCGAAGAGGCTGCCCGCGATTACGACGAGTGGCGCGCCCGCAATCGTGCCCGCATTGAACGTGAGCGGGCTGAGGCCGAGGCTATTCGCGCCCTAACACCTGAGCATGTACAGGCGCGAATCGAACGTGATGAGAAGCGCCGGGCTGACAAGAAAGCGGCTAAAAGGGCGGCTAAAAAAGTACCCTCGGCCACTCACAGGTAAGCCAGACACCCCAGCCGGGCGGGGCGGGGAAGGCGGTTTAAACTCGTCATTTATTGATTATAATATTTTGTAATTCAAAGTTTTAATTGTAACTTTAAGCCATGAGCCAGCAACCTAATTCCATGAGCATAACCTGGTGCGCGGCCCGCGTAGCCGATGCCCGCCGCCGCGCCAAGCCCCTCACGCACACTTTGCCGAGCCAAGGAGCCAGCCACGACCGCCGCCTGCTGCTGGCTGCCTACGATGCGCATGAGCTTGAAATTATGCAGTTGCGCGGCCAGCTGCGCGACGCTGAACAAGTTATCAAAGACCTTTCCCGCCCATGAGCCTCTTCCCAGAGCAAGCCCCACCCGCCGAGCCGAAATGGCTGGCCGACGCCCGCCGCCGCGATTCTAAGCTTCAGGCCCCATTGGTGCCTACGGCTGACGACCGCCGCGCCCTGCTGAAGGCCTACGACGAGCAGGTCGCCCGCCTCTCCCAAGTAGAAGCCGCCCGCGATGAGCTGAAACAGGAGCTTGCCCAACAGGAGGCAGAAAAACTGGCACTCATTCGCCAGCTGCCACCGGAAGGCGACGGCGGGCTGTGGGCGCTACAATCGCTGGAATGGTATTTCCGCGAGGGCGGGCACCGGGCTGCGCTGGCAAACATCAGGGCCGCCGCGCACAACATGGGCTGGTGTTTGGATGATATGGGCGCCGACGAAATAGTGCCCACGGTTGGCATCTGCCCACTTTGCGAGTACGATTCAATGCCCCGCCCCGCACCCGGACCGGCTCCCCTAGTAGCAGAAGCCGCGCCGGCCGGCTGGTTCCCGCCCACCGTTTTCAGCAGCGCCGCCGAGTACGATGCCAGCGTGCAAAGTGTCGTGGAGCGGATTGAGAGCGGAGGGGTTAAGCCGATTGAGCAGGAAGGAGGCGGCAATGACTAGCTGGATTCAAAAGGGCTTCACCTTCCAGACCAACAAAGCCGCCTACCGCTGCAACTACGAAGGCTTCGAGGTGGGTGCAGAAAAGTGGGTAATTGACATTCGCTACGTGTCGAGCGAGAAGCAAACCGGCCGCTTTGAGTTGCCTGCCAATTGGGCGCGCACAATGGTGTTTCAGTTCCTCAATGGCTTGGATGAGGGCCAGCAATCAATCGTGGACTTCCAAGAAAGGCAGCTTACCGACTTGCGCAAGCAGCTAAGAGAGCTAGAGGACAGGCTGTTGCAATTTGAGGCCGCCGCGCCCACCACTACAGGGGAAGGAAAGCGCGATGAGTAGCGGAATCACTCCGGAGGAACAAGCCGAGTGGGATGCGCAAGACCGCGCCCGTGATGAATGGGAGGCCGCCAACCCGCACTGGCGCAACCCGCACCTTCACGGCATTTGGCTAGCAAGCAAGGCGGCGACTGAGGCGGTGGCTAAGATTGAGAAGATGCAGCTGCGCTTTGCCGAGGTGGGCGAGAGGATTCGGGTTTACCTTCAAGAGCACCCCACAAATGGTTGACCATATCCGAGCGCAGCTAGCCGCCCACGGCATTGCCCCGCTAAACGAACGGAAAGGCACCCAGGAGCGACGAACGCCCGCCCCCGCACCCACTGAGCCGCAGACACGCCCCGCGCCTCTCCTGAGCGCGCAAAACATGGCCGCCGCGGGGCTCGCCGGGGTGCAGGTCTGGAAAGGAGTAGACGGGCAGGGGTCGGTCCTCCGATTCTTTGAACTCTCCCCCACTGATAAAGCCGCCCTGCTTGCCTTCGCCGCGGAGTTGGGTATTCATCCTGTTAGACAATAAAGCCATGACAATCGAAGAAATAAAGCCCTTGCTTTTTGAGGCAACGGAAGAGGCCACGCCCGAGCAGTTTATTGAGGCGCTCAAACAGGTGCTAGGCCAGCGCGCCAGTGTTTGGAAGGGCCGTTGCGAAGGCGACGAAACTTGGTTTGAGCTTTGGGAAGTGTGCTTTAAGCTTAAGCCTCATATCATTTAAGCCCCCACCGCTCTACCCGAGCGCTCCTACACCCATGCCCGAGAGCCCCGCCCTACTAAGCGAAGAACGCCTAAGCGAAATCCTGGCCCGCCTCATCTGGCCCGCCAGCTACACCGACCCCTGCGCCACCGCTGACGTAGAGGCCCTGCTAGCAGACCGCCACCATTGGCAGCACGAGCTATTAGCCAGCCAGCACGCCCGCAATCAGCTCCGCCAAGCCGTAGCCGAGCAGCTGCGGGGGCTATTGGTTAGTGATTCAGTGCTAAAAGCAATGGAAGCGATAGAGCGCGCCCACGCCAAGGTTCGCAACAACCACGTTCACCGCGCCGCACACGCCCTGCAAATCGACCTACTCCCCTAGCCCCATGAAACCAACCGCCCCGAGCAGCTACCACGGTGCCCCTGGCTTGAGTGGGTATATTTGCACGGGCGAATGTAGCTTTACAATGTCGCCTTTTTTAAAGGCAATCTAAGGCAATGGCAACTACCAAGACCTCTTTCAGCGCAGAAAACCCCGGCCCTGGTCGGCCCAAAGGCACGCCCAACAAGTTCACGACCGAGATAAAGCAACGCATTGAAAACGTGCTGGATATTCTCGATGATACGCTAGAGCAAGACCTGCGCAAGATAGAGCCGGGCCGCCGTGTCGAGCTGTGGGCGCAGCTGCAAGAATACATCCGGCCAAAGCTAAGCCGCACCACGCTGGCCGGCGATAGCGAGAACCCGCTACGGGGTGTAGTGCAGGTGGAGATAAAAGGCACAGTGCGCCCACCCACTACCAGCGAGAAAGATGTTTCAGAGTAGCCCCGTCTTCGTTTGGAACTATGAGGCCACCCAGCCGGTGGTTATCAACCAGGGCGGCACCAGCAGCGGCAAGACCTACAGCATCTTACAGGTGTTATTTGCCAAGCTGGCCGCTGCGCCTAATCTGGTGTGCACAGTGGTAGGCCAAGATATTCCAAACCTGAAGGCGGGCGCACTACGGGATGCGCTCGACATTTACACCAGCAGCGAAGAGTTGCGGCGGCTCATTAGTGCCTACAACAGCCAGGACCGCATATTCAAGTTCGTGAACGGCTCGCTGATGGAGTTCAAGAGCTACGATGGCCCCCAGGATGCCAAGAGCGGCAAGCGGGACTTCCTATTCGTGAACGAGGCCAACGGCATCCCTTACCCGGTGTATGAAGAACTGTACTTGCGCACCAGGCTCCAGACGTTCATCGACTACAACCCGAACGCCGAATTTTGGGTGCACGAGTTTGAAATGGGCCAGCCGGGGCGGGTGTTATTCATCAGCGACCACCGCGACAACCCGTTTTTGAGCCAGGCCACCCGCGATAAGATAGAGGCGCTAAAGGCCAAAGACCCTGAGCTATGGCGCGTGTACGCCCGCGGCAAGACCGGCAAGATTGAGGGGCTCGTATTCCGCGACGTGTATAACGTGGACTTGCTGCCCGAAGGCGCGAAGTACTTAGGCACCGGCCTGGACTTTGGTTTTACCAACGACCCCACGGTGGCGATGGACTTGTACACGAGCGGCGGCGAACTATACCTGGATGAAGTACTCTACGAAACCGGCCTGACCAACCCCGATATATGCGCCCGGCTACTGAATATCCGCCCGGCCAAACAGTGGGCTATCGTGGCCGATTCTGCCGAGCCTAAGAGCATCGAAGAGCTGCGGCGGCTGGGGCTGCCCATCGAACCCGCTGCCAAAGGGCCGGACAGCGTGAACGCGGGCATTACTACGCTCAAAGCCTACAAAATCAACATGCTGCCTTCCTGCGTGCACGCCAAAAAGGAGGGGCTGAATTACAAATGGAAGGTTGATAGGCTCACCGGCAAGGCCACCAACCAGCCCGTAGATGCCTACAACCATACGTGGGATGCCACCCGCTACATTGCCCAGGCCCGCCTGCAAGCGCCTGAGCTACCGCTACAGCGGGCCACCGTGCGGCAGTTGCGCCCGCCGCGCCGGGCGGGGCGCATTGTCGGGGATAGGTAAAGTACAATTTATACAATCGGCAAAGTGCGAACCACAGGCTTTAGTCTCCAATATTGCCGCTAAAACACTTCCAAATACGCCAAAATGCCGCTAGATATGAATAATCAGTACAATTTATGCTAACCCTAGTTGATGCCACCGGCCCCTACACCCTGCCTACCCATTGGGGAGAGGTTTCGACGGGGCAATACTGTGAGCTAGATAAGCTCCAGCTAAAAACCGTCGAAGCCCGCGCCAGCTACTTCGCCGCCCGCCCTATCCAGGTGAACGGGCTAGTAGCCGATGCGCTGGCCTGGATGCTGCACCCCGTCCCCACCGATGCCGACACGCTGCGCTACCCGTCCGACCTCGGCCTCGAAACCTTCCTGCAAGTAGCCAGCATCCAAGAGCTACTAGCGAAGCAGCCGCTGCACCAGTGCTTGGTACGGGTGTACGGCCTGTTCGTGGCCCGCGCTCGAGACTTTCGGGGCCGTGCCGAGTACGTGCCCGCCTATGCTGCCCGGTTGCAATCGTTGGCCAGCGAGCTACCCATTACGGAAACCTACCCCGCCGTGCTGCACTGCCTGAGCGAGCTAAAGCGGCTGGCCGAGGAATTTAGCGAGCTAGGCGAACCGGACCGCACCGACGCTGGGCAGCGCGCCCGCGAAGCCGGCTCCGACCGCTTGCAGCCGTTCGGTCACCTCAATATCGCCCGCCACTATGCCGAGCGCTTCGGCACCAGCTTGGAGGCTGTGTATCAGTGGCCATATCGCACCGTTGCTTTGTATCTTTGGCAGGACCGTATCAATGCTGAGATTCAGGATATTTTAAGCCGCCCGAAGCCATGAGCCAGAATGCAAATACTCTAGCGCCACGCCTGCCAAAGCCCCGCGTGCAGCAGCCATTTATCAACGTGCTGCCATCGCGATATAAGACGTGGCTAAAGTTTTACGATGCCATCCCAGTCGAGTATCGCGACGAAAAGCAACTTCGACAACTAGAGGAAGTTTCACGTAGCGAGTTTTTGCAGCTTTATCCTGAGCAAGCGGCCGATGCCGATATTTTGGTGGTATTCTATGTTGAGTATCGGATTGACCGCGAATGGATGTTGGCGCGCATTGCTGAGGAATTGCTACCAGCGCGCATGATTAAGAGTGATATTAATACATTGGAATCCGCGCTTCATCAGGCTAGCAAGTATGATAGTAGCGTACTCTTTGCAAAGCGGGCTGACCTGCTTACACCCTTGTGGCAGGTTAGCCGCGATAAATAGCTCGCCATGAACTCCCCCGCAGACTACATCGAAGCCGCCGCCACTCGCGCCCTGGGCATCTACGCCGCTTCCGCTACGCCCGGCACGTACCTGCACGGCTCGGCTGTACAAGCCAGCGTAGATGCCAACGACGTGCCTCTACCCCTGATTAACCTGTTCGACTATACCACCAACCAGCAAACCACAACCAGCCGGGTAGAGCGCGCTGATTGCACAATGTACTTTGGCGACCGCAAAGACGGGCAAGGCGATGATGCGATAATTGAGGCCGCAGCCGTGGAACGGATGCACCAGTTGAGGCGCCGGTTCCTGGCGGCGCTTGACAACTCGCCCGTGGTAGAAATAACCAACATGCGCGCCACACCCTTTCATGATGCCTACGGCGCCAAGCTTACGGGCGTGGGGATGCAGTTCACGCTGGGGGTGCCGGCCGGCTCGCTGGTTGAGGCGTGTCAGGTGTTCCCGGCACCGACCGTGCTGCCGCTGGCTACAGAGAAGGGTAATTTATTATTGGTTGAATAGGCTATGCTAACGCAACTGTTTTGGCTTTTGATTTTTGCGGCCGGCTTTGCGCTAGGGTTTTCTGATAGCGGACTCGGCTTGCTGGTGGGTATAATTCTTATTGCTATCTCAATACTAAAGCTATTCCCTAAGCAACCAAATGCCTGACGGACTCACCCGCCTCACCGACTACGGCAACGACCTATTGGCATCGGTGCGCGACGAGGTGCAGAACAAGCCCCTCACCAAGTTCGGCCCGGCCAATGCGTCGGGCCGGCTGGTGCGTGAATTGCGGGTGCAGGTGAGCGAAACCGCCACCGGCTACCGGCTGGAGCTGTACGCGCCCACCTACGTGCTCACGCTCATCTATGGCCGCAAGCCGGGCAAGTTTCCGCCGCTGCTCGCTATTGAAGAGTGGATACAGGAGAAAGGTATCGTGCCTCATCCGGATGCGAAGGGCCGCACCCCGAGTGTAAAAAGCCTAGCGTACCTCATTGGGCGCAAGATTGCGCAGAAGGGCAACACCATCTGGCAGCAGGGCACGCCCAGTACGCTGTTTGGCGATACTCTTAATACAGAATTGGTAGCAAAAGACCTGGCGAAGTTGCTGCTGCCTGTCTTTGTAGACGAGGTGCGGACGGTGTTGCGGGCGTCGTAGAATTTTTGCCCATCTTGGGACGGTTAATTGCGCACTACCCGACCTGCGTAGCAGGTTTGTAGTATGCCAGCAACCCACCCAACCCTTTTGGCTTCAGGATGCGATGCCACTGGTGGCTTTGTGCGCATTATTGCCGTCCTGCCATCCTCTTCCCCTACCGACCCTTACGTCTATGAGTTGACCGACAGCTTGGGAGGGTCGGTCTTTGCGGGCGTGCTGACGCAGAGCGACCTGCCGTTAACCCTCTCGCCGCTGGCAGATGGCAGCTACACCCTTACCGTAACACCGGACGGGGGCGTGCCGGACCCGCAGGGCGTGGCTATCAGCTGCGCCGTGCCGGGTGGCGGGGGCGGCCCACCGCCACCACCCGCGCCTGTGCTGGGCTGCACCATACCAAACGCCTTTAACTACGACCCCGCCGCTACGCAGGATACCAGCCCGACTAGCTGCGTGTTCGTGTTGGTGGATATTTTCCCCAATCAGCAGCTTGTTGCGGCTCACTTACCCATCCCGCTGCAACTGCGCGCCGCCCCGACCCTTTCGGGCCTGGCTGCCATTGTAGTAATCCTGCTGGAAACCGCCCCCACGCTCGCCACGCCCGATGCTGATTGGGTGGAATTTGGCCGACTGCGCGATATCTGCGATGACCAGAATGTCGTCCAGTTCAACCTGAGTGAGGCCGCCAAGTCGCTACTGCGGCTCCGCACCCCCGTGGAATCCGGCGCTGACCCGAGCCTGTCCGTCTTGCTGCGCGCCAAGTACCAAGCACTCGACCCCGAAACGCTGGACGTACTGTATAGTGGGCTGATTGGCACATGCCGGGCGCTTAATGCCGTGGTGCAAAGCAGCTCGGGGGCTACCATAACAAGCACGCCCTACGCTGAATTGCCCGCTGGCGCCCGTATTTGGGCGAGCACGGCCACCTATGCGGGCGGCGTCACTAGCACGCTACTCACCCGCCCATCGAATGGCTGCACGGCTCGTCAATTTGTCTGGCTCAATGCCCGCGGCGGCTACGAGAGCGCGTTTTTCTACGGCCGCCACCAGCATGGCACCGACCAGGTAGACCCAATTACTTACCGCGATGCAGTGGGCGCCGACCGCTACGCCAGCCGGGGCACGGTGCGGCCAACGCTGCAAGTGTATTCGGATAAAGTAGACTTTGCCACTTACCGGGTTATTCGCGGGGCGCGCACCAGTATTCAGGTATGGGAGCGCGTGGCCTTGAATGAGTACATCCCAGTGCTAGTCACGGCTGAAAGCTACGCCGAGTACCAAGAGCAAACCGACAAAACCTACGAGGTCAATTTCGCCGTGAGCTACCCAGCTCAGCTAATTCAGACGCAGTAGCCATGACCTATCAGCAACTACGGGTGCAGCTGACGCTAGCGAAGGCCGCCTACAAAGAACTGAGTATAACCGACCCGCGCTATCCTGGCGCCATGGCTGAAGCACGTCGGCTCAGTGACCAGGTGAAGCGCATTGAAGCAGCTATTGGCCGCAATACAGTAGACGGCGGACATTACCGCCCCCATTAACTGAATGCCCTACCTGTCCCTTACCCTCAGCGGCCAACCCGTTGACCTACCGGCCGACGCGCAGGTGGCGCTGAGCTACCGGGCCAACGACCTGCGCAATCTCGACACGCGAGAGGTGGTGTTTTCGGAGTCGTTCACGCTGCCCATGACTGCGCAAAACGTGGCTGTGTTGGGTGCGCCTCATTCGCTCGACTCCCTCACGACCACACCCTACCGGCTGCTGCCCGCCGTACTCACCTCGCCCGGTGGCGTGGTGCTGCTGAATGGATTCGCTCTTATCGAATCGGTGGGCGTAGGCATTGATATTACGCTCACCAGCGCTCTGGGGGCTTTGTTCGCGCAAGTCGGCGAGCGCGAATTGCGCGATTTAGATCTGAGCGCGTTCGACCATACGTGGGACTTTGCCACCGTGCGCGACCGCAGCAGCAGCACGGATGGCTACACCTACGCCGTTGCTGATATTGGCTATTTGGCCCCGCGCCCGTTGGACGAGAACGTCCTGTTTTGGGAGCAGCCCGCCTGCCCGTATGCGCTAACCGTATTGCGGCGTATCGTTACGGAAGCCCTGCCTGGCTACCAAGTGCGCGGCTCCCTGCTCGATGATGCCGAGTTTAAGGCCCTGGTGCTGCCCCGCGCTACCCCCAGCCCGCAGCTGCGGGCGCCCCTGCTGGAGCAGCGGCGCGTTGTTGCTGCGGTCGCAACCGACGCCACCTACACCGGAAGCGCCAACAGTCAGTCGTTCGGTCAGCCGCTCTCGTTCCCGGTGCTGCTGACGGGCGACCCCGCCCTCTTCACGGGCGCCCTCTACCAAACGCCCGCCTACACGGCCGACCTCAAAATAAAGCTGCGCCTGCGCTTTCGCATCACGGATGGTAGCGGCTCTTTCAATAACCTGGCCCCGCTGCCGACCGTGCACGTTGTGTCGGTCAATACGCAAGGGCAGAATTACTTCCGCACCACGGCGATGGTGCAAAACCTCTACACTGAACAAGAGCTGGTGGTCGAAGAGGAATTGCCCGTCTTTGAGTCACCCAGCGCCCAGCTTCAGATAATGGTGGCCATGCGTGCCGGCTTGCAACTCGTGCTGCTGGCCGGTAGCCAAGTGGAGTTCAGTCAGGGCGCCCGCGCCTATCCGGGTGGCCCCGTGCACCTGGATGCGTCGCTGCCGGACTGCTCGCAAGCCGATTTTCTGACGCTGCTGGCAAATCGGTTTAACCTCGTGTTCGATTCCGACCCGATTACGAAGGTGGTATACTGCAACTTATTCAACGACCTGGAGCGCCGCCGTAACCAAGCTGTTGACTGGACGGATAAGTTGGATTTCAGCCAGCGGCCCGCCCTGACCTTTCGGCTGGGCGACTATGCCCAGCGTAATATCTTCCGCTACTCCGATGTGCCAGACGAGTACAAGGGCAAAGGCATCTTCTTGGTGAATGCTGCCGATGCCGCCACGGGGGCCGGGGAGTTGCTGGTAGCTAATACAACCCTGCCCGCTAAGGCTGAGGCCTACGAGGCCCCGGTGTTTCTGCCGCAGCAGCACGCCGCTATTGGCCGCGGGCCAGCACTGTGGCTGCCCTTCTGGAAGCTCTACGCCGAAGATGACCTGATCAAGCTAAGCCCGGTTACTCCCATGCCCGTGCCGTGGCGCTCGGCACTTAATATTCCCTACATTGAGGGCGGCTCGGTCCTGCACAACGGCCGCATGTGGCTGCCCGAGCTGTCGGAAGGCACGGGTGGGGATGCTGGCTTGTTTGTGAAGCCCGGCAATCCCCCTACCCTGAACCAGGTAGATGTACAAACTAGTAATGGCAGCACAAAGCGCCGCGTGGGCTGGAAGCTGACCGACACCGTGCTTAACGACGAGCTAGCCACTTGGGCGCTGGTAGACCGGACGGGCGCCGGGATGCTCGTGCACGACCAGGAGCCAGGCATGGCCAGTTATACCAATTTTACGGGGCTCACCAGTGTGGGCCTCGGGTTTACTGAATCGCTCGCCGCTTACCACAAGGGTACGGCCGCCATCTTGCGCCGCGTGCAGGTGCTCACCGTGCCGATGCGGCTTAATGCGATGGACATAAGCGGGCTGGACTACACGCGGCCCATAAAACTGAGCGTGGCCCACGTTCCCGGCTACGGCAAACTTAAATGCCTGTGCTACCTCAATAATATCGAGCAATACATTCCCGGCTCCCCTGGCCCGGTGGAGGTGACCTTGCTGGTGCTGGGTTTGCCCGTGCCCGGCCTGGCTCCGCCCGTGGGCTTGCCCGTGCCTGCGGCTGCGCGGGCGTTCGCCACCGAAAGCGGGCTTTATTTCTTACTTAGCGAGCAGGGCTACTTCTTTTTGGAGGAATAATTATGGGCACTACGACCGAAACGCTGCTTTTGCAGGTTGACATACAAGCCAATAACACCCGACTGGCCGAGTTGCAGAAGCAGCTGAACGAGTCTAAAAAGGCTAACGATGAACTAAACAAGTCCTTCAAGGCCGGCAAGATTACGGCCGACGAGCTGGCAACTGAGCAGGTAAAACTCAAGAATCAAACGGCCGCCATCACGCAGGAGCAACGCATTCTCACCAAGGCAAACGCGGACCAAACCAAGATATTCGAGGCCAACGAGGGCTCGATTGAGCAGCTGCGAGCGCAGCTAGCGCAGGGCACGGCCGCCTACAACGCGATGAGCGCCGCCCAACGCGACAGCAGTGAAGAGGGCCAGAAACTCCAGGCCAATAACAAAATGCTTTCGGATAACCTGAAAGTATTAGAGGCGGCCATCGGCGATACGCGCCGCAATGTCGGCAACTACGGCGCCGCCATTGAGCCACTGATTCAGCAGCTGGTGAAGCTGGAAGAGGCGCAGAAGCTTGCCGCGCCCGATTCGGAAGAGTACGCCCGCGCCATTCCAGTTATCAAAGGCTTTCAGCAGCAGATTAACGAGACGGCCATTAAGGCGGGCGTGTCGCAGGACGCGCTCAATGCCAAGTTCACGGAAACCGCCGATGCCATCCGGCCCGCCACGGCGGCCTTGGTGAAGCTGGAGGATGAGCAGAAAAATGTGCAGAAGGGCACGGAAGCCTATACCCAAATCGGTTTTAAGATTGGGCAAGCCAGCAAGGCAATCGAGCACGCCACTGCCGAGCTAAAGAAGGGCGTACCCGAAACAAAGAAATTCAGCGCCGGGCTATTTGAAACCGCCAAAAACTCGGACCTCTTCGGCGGCGCTATCGGCAAGGCGACTGATATTCAGGATAAGTTTATTAAGGCGCAGGAGCTAGCTAAACTCGCCACGGGCGGCTGGACCGGCGCGCTGGGGGTGCTGCGCGTGGCGCTCATCGCCACGGGCCTGGGGGCGCTAGCTGTTATCCTGGGCTCCGTTGTGACTTACCTCTCGCAAACCGTAGAGGGCTCGCAATTGCTCACAACCATCATGGACCAAGTGGGGGCCGTGGTAAATGTCGTAGTGGACCGCTTCGGACAGTTCGGCAAAGCGGTGGTGCAGATACTCAGCGGCGACTTCAAAGGCGCCGCGGCCACGGCCAAAGGGGCGATGGCTGGTTTTGGTGACGAGATAGCGCGGGAAGTTAAAATATCCGGCGACCTCTCCAAAGCCCGCCAGCAACTGGATATAGATACGGCCAAGAACATCGCAACTAACAAGCGGCTGCTTAATGAGGTCGAGCGGCTAAAGAATATTCGGGACAACGAATTTAACACGATTCAGCAGCGCCAAAAAGCCAACGAAGACGCTTATAAAATCGAGTTGCAACGCGAAAGCACGCTGTCAGAGCTTGCTCAGCGGCGCATTGATGTGCTGAAAGGCGAAATTGAGTTGCGGGGCGGGCTCACCAAAGCCTCGCTGGCGCAGCGGCGCGAACTTGGCGAGGCAGAGAACGAGCTAGCCGACATTCAGGAGGATGCAGCTGGCAAGCAAAACGAGCTTATTACCAACCGTTTCACCCTGAACAAAGAGCTGCTAGAGCAGCAGCAGAAGCTGCGCGAAGATGCCATCAAGGGCAGCCTGGCGGAGATTCAGGCTAGGCTGCTAGCGGTGAGAGCGGGTAGTGATGAAGAGTTGGCTTTGCGCCAGCAACTCATCCGCAAGCAGGCCGCGCTGGAAAACGCCGCCGCCGACAAAACGGCCGCAGACCGCAAACTCGTGCTAGCCAAGGCGCTGGCCGACGAGCTAAAACTCGATGAGGATTTTGAGAAAGCCCGCCAAGACCGCGCCGCCAAGTTTCTAGCCGACCAAGACAAAGCTAATGCTACCGCCCTCTCCTACAAGCAGGGCCGGCTGGCTATTGAAGCCAAAGACCAGGAGGATGCCTTTTCCCGCAATGAGAAGCTACTTCAGCGCAACCTCGACCGCCGCGCCGCCATGCTGGAGCAGGATTATGCGGACGGTAAGGTGAGCCGCGAAAACTACGAGCAAGGTATTCAGCTGCTCGAAGAAATGAGCCTGGGGGCGCAGATAGTGTTAAGAAAGCAGTTCAATAAAGAAACGGCACAGCTAGAGACGCAGCTTGCAAAAACCCAGGGCGCTGCGCGCCGCAAAACCAAAGAAGAAGATGAGAAGCTAAATCAGGCCCGCCTGGCATCGGCTCAGGAGTTCGGCGCGGCCATCGGTCAATTGTTTGCCGAGACGCTAACCAGCACTGGGCAATCGCTGCAAGAATTTGCAGGCAAGGTGCTGATTCTAATACTGGATTCGCTAGAAAAAACGGTGCTGGCCGCTTCTGCTGAAGCAGCTGCCAAGAGTATCGCGCTAAACCCAACCCCGGCCGGCTTTATTCAGGCAGCGGTTACAACGGCCGCGATCACAGTAGCGTTTGAGGCGGCTAAGGCGGCTATTGCAGCTACCACAGCAGAGCCATTCAACACAGGCGGCATTGTGGGTGGCGACACCTCAGTAAACCGCGATAGTATATTGACCTACCTTACTCCTGGGGAGGTAGTTTTATCGCAGGGCGTGGCGCAGAAATACCCCGAGCTGTTGCCGGTGCTGTCTCAGCTAAATACGATGGTGGGTGGGGCGAGTTTCGCGCCTGGCGCCCGCGGGGGCACGCCTGATGGCGGGCTGGCTGGGCGCAACGCGGTAGCAGGTTTCGACTACAACCGCTTTGCTGAAGCATCGGCTAAGCATCCTATTGATGTGAACTATGTGGCTGTAACTGAGCGAGCAGCCGCCCGCAAAGCCTCGATTAGCAAAATCACACTTGGCGGAAAGGGTAAGGCGGTTACTGGTTAGTATAGCTGACCTTGCCGCCTAGGTAGGAGAGCGCCACCTTCTCAAGCGCTCGAAAGCTGCTGACCGCTACGCCCTTTTCGCTGCCTTGCATTTCGGCTAGGCCGTTAAGTGGGCGGCCCATCGCGATAGCTCGATATTCGCCTGTTACTCTGAGGCTGCTGTTGGCACCTGCTGTTGCTGTGGCGCGGGCTAATAAGACGGGCGCAAATGTAGTGGCCAGCGTTTTTGGCGCGAGCCTCAGCGTCAGAAACTGTGCGTCCAATTTGTCAACGGTATAGCCCTGCGCCACGAAGGCGCGGGCCAAGGTCGCCAGGGCCACGTTGGCGCTATCTGGTGTTTGAATAACCACCATATTGTCTTTCTGCCTTGGTTTTGCCAAAGGCTCCTGAGCGCGTGCGCTAGTGGCAAAGAACGCGCAGGTGAGCGCCGAAAAAATCGTGAGCTTCATAGGGCCGCGAATATAGCGCCCTGCTAGCGCTTACGGCCGGGCGGGGTCGCTACCTGGCTGCTGGGTGAAATCCTGGCGAATCTCGCCCCGCGCCTGCGCGCACAAAACAGGAGAGGCAGCCGCCGAAATAGAGGTAGCAAACTGGGTAGCGCGCTTCTCATAATACTCGGCCACCTCCTGCGGCACGGCCACTTTCAGGTACTTCACGCCATTGGCCAGGGGCTTTTTGGGGTCGCTCATTTGATATAGGTCATAGCGTCCTGATTTGGGCGGGGTTGTCCAACTCGTTGCTTAGCAAATATAGCTAGTAATGAGCTTTGTGTCATGCAAAAAGCCGAGGCTCATATCTACTTTTTAGATAGCATTGGAATGGGCGGCTGGTTCTACGGAACCACGCTTAACGACGTGCGCTACTGCGTGGAAGGATGGGCTGCTTACGAGGGCGGAAGCCTGCCCGATGAGCAACTGCCGGCCAAGGTGGTCCTGCACTTTCCGGCCTGTCAAGGCGGCGATGTGGTGGAGGGCTACGGCATTTACAACTACCTGCGCGGCCTGGCTACCAAGGGGGTTGCGATTGAATCTCGGATTGAAGGACTGTGCGCCTCCATTGCCACGCTGGTGGCCTTGGCAGCTGATACGGTCCTGATGGCCGATGCCGCGCTGTGGATGGTGCATAAGCCCTCGCTCGATGGCTGCAACCTGGACGCAGACGACATGATTGCCGCCGCCGAGCTGCTGAATAAGATTCAGGCCCAAATCGTGAGCCGCTACGTGGCCCGCACCGGGGGCAAGCTCGACGCCGCCACCGCTACCGAACTGGTCAATAAAGAATCCTGGCTCAATGCTGATGAGTGCCTGACTTACGGCTTCATCACGGGCAAGCTACACGAAGAGCCGCTGGCAGCGCCAGTGGGTACTGAGGCCGTGCTCAACTACTACCCCACCACTAAAACCCCCGCCAACCGAATGGCAACTATGACCGCACAGGAAGAAAAATCCTTTCTTCAAAAAGTCGGCAACTTCCTGCGGGATGAGTTCGGCCTAAAGCCTAAAGACGAGGCTGTTGCCGTGCAGCCCACTACCCCGCCCGTGGCGCCAGTAGCGCCCGTCGTAACCAATGCCTCTGAGGCAGTGGCCGACAACGACCCGATGTACTACGCCGACAACACCACGCTGGGCGTGGATTCGCCGGTCTACTCGGACGAGGCCATGACGCTGGCCTATCCCGATGGCGACTACACGCTAGCCGATGGCCGCACGGCTACGGTAGCCGGTGGCCTCATCACAGTGCTGGCCGACGCTGCTACGGAAGATAACGCTGGTACTAAGGGCGCTACCGATTTGGTTGCTGAAAACGCTGCCTTGAAGCAGCAGCTCGACGCCGCCCTGGCTGCGCAGAACATAGCTGAGCGCAAGGCTACGGCTGCTACCAACAAGCTGCGCCAGACGGTGCCCGGCTCCGCTGGCAGCCCTACGAAGCCCGGCGATGCTCAAAACATGGCTACCACCAAGCCCGGCGCCGCCACTCAAAAGGCCGCTGGCAACATGTTCAGCCTCACCCCTCCCTCCACTTCAACCCGCAAGTAATCTGTCATGGCAGTTCCTATTTATCTCGCAGATACGACCTACTGCGGCAAAGACATTGACACCCCCGGCGACGTAATCAAACGGGGTATGTTCAACTCGCAAGAGTTGGTAGACCTTGGCATTACCGTTCGAGAGGACGTGGTAATGCCCGAAAAAATGTACATGGCCACCATGCAGGATGGCATTACGCGCAAGCGTACGGGCTGCGGCGAAAAAACCAATAGCGGCGCGTTCATCGCCCGCGAAAAGGTGCTGAGCACGACCAACCTGCAAATCTGGGACGAAATCTGCGCAGAGGATTTCGGGGGCACGTTCTGGGAGCTTTTCCGCAAGAAAGGCTACGACGTGAACAACCTGGAGGACACCCCCATGAACGACCTCATCATGGAACTGTACATGAATGTGGGCAAGCGCGACTTGCTCAGCATCGTGCAGTTCGGTGACACAGCTATCGCACCTGGTACGCCCGTTACCAACCCCGGCCCCACTGGCACGGCCGCCCAAAAGCTCGCCTACGCCAACTACAAGCTGCGGGCTACGCTCTCCAACATGGATGGCTTCTGGAAGCTGGTGTTTGGTGGCGTAGGTGCACGCACCGCTGACGACAACGACCCCGATGGCATCATCCGCGCCGAGGTAATTCCGCAGACGGGCGTCCTGGCACCCAACTACACCCGCGATGTGCTGCTGCCGAGCCTCTACAACAGCCAGTCCTACTTGATGGACGAGGTAGACGATTCGGAGAAAACGTTCGTGCTGAGCCGCGAACTGTACACCAACCTCGAAAGCTCGCTACGCACCTTCGCGGTAACCGGCGAAAAGGCTTTCGACCTGTACCGCAACGGCGCTGGCGAGCTGATGTTCAACGGCATCCGCATTGTCAAGAACAAGCTCATCGAGCAGAAGGCCCTGACGCCCTACGCAGAAGGCGACCCCCGCACCTTCAAGCGCCGCGCCTACCTCACGGTAAACGGCGGCTTTCAGGTGGGCACCGACACCTACCAGGACTCGCAGAAATACGAAAGCTGGTACTCGCGCGACACCGACCTCAACAACATCCGCATGCGCTACCGCCTGGGCATCCAATTCATGGATGGCGACGTGGTAGTGGTGGCTTACTAGCCAGGATTTTCACCTTTTAAGAATATTCTGCTATGCCAGCGTGCGTTGTTAATCTCTCCACAATTATCCCCGACTGCGATGCTTTAACGAGCATCGCGGGCGTGCGGAACTTCGGTTACTTCTGCCGCCGAATCGACATTACGGGCTACACCAAGGCCACGGACGGCACCATTACGGGCGTCACGATTCCGGCCGCCAAGCTCAAGAAGTTTGAAACCCAAAAGTTTCAGAACTCCGGCGCCTTCGGGGTAGCCCCTTCGACCATCGGGAAAACCCGCTTTTCGCAGACCTACCTGTGGCGCATCTACTACAGCACGCAGGCCGACCGTAACGCCATGGAGGCGCTGATTCTGGCGGAGGATATCGTGATTTTCTCGCCCAACAACGACAGCCAGTTTGAGGTGTACGGCGCGGCCCTGGGCCTGGCTGCTACTACCGTGGCTGGCGGAACGGGCACCAAGATTGACGACGACAACACGGCTTTGCTCACGTTTACGGGCGCCGAGCCCGGCCTGCCGCCGATTTTCAACACGGTAACGCCGGCCACGGCCGATAAAGAGGCCGACTTCCAGGCCAACATCAGCTACCTCGACCTCTTGGTAGGCCCGTAGCGTGGAAGCCCTGCTCGACCAAGTGAGGGCGGCGCTCGCCAATGAGCCCGCCTTCACCACGCAGCAGCTCGACGCACTCAACCAGCAGTGCGGGCGGGACCACTGCAATCGCCGCAACCGCATCATTTATCAACTGCAACACTTCGTTGCGCAACAGGCTGTACCCATGTCGGCACCTAGCACCACGCACCAGTTTAAAAAGGATTTCAGCGACCCAAAAAAGTACGGCGCGCCCATCGAGTTCGAGGGCAAAACCATTCGGGTAACCGCGCAGAGCCTCTCCGATGAGCATGTGCCGCTACTCAAGCAATACGGGTACGGCCACTTCCTGGAAGATAAGCCCACCCCTGAAAAGCCAGCCAAGAAAGAGAAGGAAGACGCTAAAAAAGACTAATCTAAGATGGCCGACCAGCCCACCAACCCCAAAAACCCCCGCGCTACCGCAAGTTCAGTGCGGGGGTTTTTGAATTACTCGGCAGCCCTCCCCGACTTCGGGGCAGTGCCGCAGCGGGGGCTGGGCTACACCACGAGCGAAGCGGGCGCTAAGGACCTGCACTTCGGGCTAGGCAACACGGTGCCCGTTATTGCGATGGCCGCCAAGCAAGCTAGCCCCACGGCTTACCGCTGCATCGAGCGGCGCACGCAGTTTCTAGTTGGCACGGGCTTCCCGATGCCTAAGCGCGACCCTGAAACGGGCTTGCTGCTCGATGAAAGCCAGGCTGGCACGCTGGGCGAAACGCCCGTCCCCGGCCACCCTGGCAAAACGGCCAATGACATGTGGGCAGAAATGTGCTCGTATGCCGGCGACTTCAACGGCTGCGCGGTGCTGGTGCGCTACAATAACGGTTCCCTTTTTGGCGAGCACCACATTCTGCCCTTTGGGTCGGTGCGCAAAACCAGCAAGGGCACCTTCCTGCTCAACCACCGATTCGGCAAAAAGGGCTTCAAGTCCACCGACACCACGGAGCACCTACCCTTCGACCCGAGCAAGAAAGAGATACTGGCGCTGCTGCGCAAGGCCAAGGAAATCAATCCAAAGACCAAAGAGCCCTACGGCCAGCCCGGTCAAATCTACTTCATCTACACCCCCAAGGCGGGCGAAGAGGACTACCCACTTCCCCCGCACTGGCCCGGCCTCGAATCGCTCTATACGGAAGCCGCCTACATGAATTACGACCTTACGGAAGTGCGGCGCGGGTTCATGGCCAAAGGCATCCTCACCATGCTGGGCGAACTGGATAACTCCATCAAAGACGAGTACGGCCAGACCGAGCTAGACCGCCAAAACGAGCTGCTACGCCGCTACACCGTGGGAGGCGCGGAAGAGCAAGGTGAAGCCCGCGAGAGCATCCTGGTTTTGGGTGCCAAGTCAAAGGATGAAGCGCCCATCTGGACCCCCATGAACACCACCACCGATTTGAAGTGGCTGAGTGAAAAAAAGGAATCGGTAGGCCAAGAAATCTGCCGCCACATCGGCATTCCGCCCGTGCTCAGCGGCTTTGCCAAGCCCGGCCAGCTCGGCAACACGCAAGAACTGACTAACACCGTCGAATACACCCAAACCAGCCTGGAGCCACTGCGCCATATGCTGCTACGGGCCTTCTGGCGCCTCATGCCCACGCTCAACGGGCTCATGCCCGGCAAGCTCAACCCTGTCGAAGTGGTAAAACAAGTACAAACCAATGCTTAGCCTCACTTTAGCCGATTTCGTAGCTGCGCTGCCGTTCTCGAATAAGATTGAGGAGCGCCAGATACAGCCATTCGTGGCTGAAAGCTACATGCTGGACCTCGTGCCCTTGCTTGGGCATGAAGTACTGGAGAAAATCAGCTTACTGTCGCTAACGGATGTAGTTACGGACTACGCCCCGGCCGTTGCGGTGCTGGCTACCCGCTACTACCGCCAGTACGAGCGGGTGTACAAGGCCGATGCAGCTGGCCTTACGACTGCACCCGGTGAAACCGGATGGGACTATCAGCCCCTGCTGACGCTGTGGAGCCAATACCTAAAGCTCTACTGGGTTCGGGCCTCGTTTTCCCGATTCCTGGCGCAGCACGGCCTTGATATTACCAAAGCTGGGGTAACAGCCCCCACTGACCCACAGGGCACATTCACGCGGCCCTCGTCAGCCGACAAAGCTGCCCTGCAAGCCGCCCACGACACGGTAACGGAGGCGCTACGCTCACGCCTCACGGCTTTTCTCCGCAGCGAGACACAAGCAGGCGACAAAGGCTACAACTACGGCCAAGGCTGCGGCCACTCAGTATCTTCTCTACGCGCTCCCCTGCGGGGCATTAACGCCCGCCGCCGCCGTTAGCTATGCCTACTCCCATAAGCAATCCTGCGGTCGGACTCAAGCACTCGGAAACGCCTGATATTACGGTATTAGCCGGCGATGAAAAGGTGCTTGCCCTGCGGCCCACGGTAGCCGACCCGACCAAGTTCGAGAACGTCAATGTGCCTGTTGCCCTGATAGGCACCCCCGGCACCCCCGGCCAATCATTTACAGGCATCGCCACAGAGACAGTAGGCGGCGTGCAGCGCGGCGACACCTTCACGACCAACGACGCGGGCGTAAAGCAGATACTCATAACCTACCAAGCTCCCGGCTTCTCATCCTTCGCCCTCGCAGGCACCGGCGGCCGCACCGTGCCAGTCGGCACGCAGTACCCGGCTGGCTTCAAGTCGTTCACCTGGTCAACCACTAACAGCGGCAACGTCACAGCCAACAGCCTTCAGTTATGGGACGTGACCGCGCAAGCTATCCTGGCCAGTAACGAGGCGAACGATGGCACGCTCTCCGCTTCAACCGCAGCCTTCACGGCGGCGCTGGGCGAGAGCCGCCGCTACCGCCTCACGGGGCGTAACAGCAACGGTAATTTCTTCACGGCCGACCTGAGCATTAGCGGCGCCTATCAGGTGTACGCAGGCGCCGGCAGCCAAGCCCCTACGACTTCCGCGCAGGTACGGGCCTTGCCGATTGTGCAGCTGGCCCCCAGTGGGCTGCAATTCACCATTAATACCGGCACCACGGCTACGGTCTTCGCGCTCTACATCCCGCCCGGCCGCACCCTGCAAAGCATCATCGATTTGGATGCGCTCAACAAAGACGTGACGGGTGAATACGCAGCGGGCACGCAGTCGGTCAACGATGAAGCCGGCGCCCCCGTGGCTTACGTCTCCCGCATTAAAATTCAGGCGCAGGCTTACGCAGTCTCTCACCGTCACTTGGTTACCCTCAGCTAATGGCCAGCAACGAACTTGAACTCGGCTACGGCGTTCGGCTAACCAACCCCGCCCCCGTCGAGGCTATCCGCACCAAGCCCCAAATCGGGCAGGCCCCCGCCCTCGGCTATGCCAGCGTAGCGGAAGCGTGCGCCCTGGTTGCGCCCGCCGTGCGCCACGATGGCCTGACGGTCATGGTAACGGGTGTGGGCGAATACTGGTGGCAGGCCGCCGACCTGAGCGACGCGGGGCTAAAACCGAAAGGCGGGGGCAATAACGCGGGCGGGGCCGGCGCCCTCGCGGCCACCACGCTCACCAAAACCGCCACCGCCGTCACCTACAAGCTCAGCCCCGACCTGGTGCCATTGGTGCGGGCGCTGCTCGACGCGGGCCAGAAGCCGGTGTGGATTATGCCGCCGGGTACGCAAACCCCGCCGGTGGTGGTCGTGCCGCCCACGACCACCCAGCGCACCATGGTGCGGCTGGCGGATAAGGGCGTGAAGAACGACGGGGTTATTACCGATAAGCAAGCGGCCGGCGGCACCGACAACGCGGCGGCGCTGATGGCCGTGCAGACCCAGTACGCCACTACGCCATTCCGCCAGCAGAATGCGGTAGAGCTAGTCATGCCGGCCGGCGGCATTGTGACCTACGCGGCTGGCCAGGAAGGCAACAACCAGCCAAATACCAATAAGTGGTTTCTGCACTACCGCGATGCCAAGCTGAGCCTGAACGGGGCTACCCTCATTCCGACCTATTTCGGTAGCGATAACTTCTTCTCGGCTACCATCTACCGGCGCGAGATGCTGCAAAACAACCCTGACGGGTACGGGGGTGGCAAGTCGTACTTCAACCTGCCGCGCATCGCTACGGTGCAAGCCGGTAGCAAAACCATCACGGTGCGCGACCTGGACCGCATCGCGGACACGAACACGTACTTCGTTGGCGCGCGCATCACCATCATGTCGAAAGAGGTGGTGCTCGGCGAGTCGGCCTACCCGCCGGGCACCAAGCACAACGAAAGGCCGCTCGTCATCACGGCCATCAACCGCACCACGGGTGTGATTGAGCTAGACCGCGCACTCGAATACGAGCACCGCGCCGACTGGCCCGAAAACCCGCAAACGTCAGGCGGCGGCTCGGGCCAGGGTCGCATTGTGCCACTCGACGCGCCCGGCTGCCAGTACATGGAGTACGCTGAGTTTGTCGGCCCTGGCACGCTGCAAGCCTCGAATGCTGCCAGCCCCGGCGCCTTTGGCTTCATTGCCAATGAGGTGGTAGTGTCGGACTTAACGATTACCAATGGCGGTACTGTCACGGAGTCGCTGACCAAAACCACCTTTAACAATGTTGCCGTTACCGGCGTGCAGAGCGAAGGCGGCGAGGTCGAAGGCGACAAGGGCAACGGCGATGTGGTCTGGAACAATGTCACCGTCGGCTTTACCTCGAACTGGGGCGGCACGCGCAGCTTTAAAATGGTGGGTGGCAAGTGCACCGAAAGCCTGCAACTCGCCGCGCCGATTGTGGAGCTCGACGGGGTGGAATGCCACGCCAGTGCGTTCAAAACCGATAATTATACCGTCAACCACCCGGCCGACGCCGCCGTGGCTAGCTACACTGGCTTCCACAATACCAGCCTCTACCACGTCAAGAACCTAAAGCTTGGCGCTGATAACGGCGCTACAGCTTACCTGAGCCCGCTGGAGCTGCGCAGTATTACCGTCACGAAGGTGGTTGGCCAGAAGGCTTACTTCAACTGGAATGGCGCGAAGGATTCGCCCGCCCTGCTACTGTGGCGCGCTGGCCAGCCAGGCACGCGCTTCTACACGTTGGACGGCACCAAGGTTGGCCGTCAAGTGGGACAGGTGTTGTTTGAGACAGATTCGGACACCTACACCAGTGGCGACTTCGCCATCGTGGTCACCGGCTTCACTCCTGCTGTAGGCGACGTGTACGAGTTCAGCAACGTGCAGGTGATTAAGGACGATGGCGGCCATACCATCCTCACGCCCAGCCATCAAGCCCGTTTGTTCTCGGATGAAGCACTTATCTGGAAGGGCAACCAGCGCATGGATGGCGTACCCGGCTCGGTGACCCTCACCAAAGCCGACCTGCTATTCAAGAATGGCGGCACCGGTGCCTACGTGGTGCTACGCGGCAAGCCGACCAAAATCACGCTCACGCTGCCCACGGCCGTGCCCGGTGGGCGCCTGCTCGTGGTGGGCGAAAACAAAGCCCGTCAGTCTCAATCAGATGTCGAGCTGGTGCGCTTCGGGCTCGGCACCACGGGTACCCGCTACGCGGGCACCGCGGGCGCTTCCGCTGGCATAATAGCGATTGAAGCGGCCAGCACCACGGCCAACCAGTATCGCCCCGCGGCTTTTGGCGCCTGGGCCTACACGCTGGTCATCTACTTCGATGGCATAGAGCAGGCCAACATCCCCAACGACTTCACGCTCACGCTCGAAACCGACTTCTCCTAATGGCTGACTATACCACCCAGGCAATGACTGGCGTCAGCTTGCTCGCTGACATTCTAACGGCCGACGCCCCGCCCGCGGGCGCGTTGGGCTGGGCCATCCCGGATGGGAAGGGCGGCTTCATTGATATTCCGCTGGGCGACCTGAGCGACCCGGATGCCAGCAGTGACCTGTTCGCGTTCACTGATGCGCAGCGCGACGCCATCATGGCCCTGGCCTACACCAATTGCGACGCCGCCCCCGCCGACTCCCCCACCTGGAGCCGCAACGGCATGACGTTCGACGCCATTGACCCGGCAGATGGTGGCAACTACCACTACTACTGTGGCTATGCTACCTACGTGCCAGGCAGCAGTACGCAAGTGGTTTCGCCCGCTTGGCATCGGGTGGAGAAGCTGGGCGCTGACAGCGCTGGCACACCGCAACCTAGCCAGCGCGACTACATCGAAAACAATTACATCACTTCAGATTACATCAACTAATGTCACTTGTTTTTCGCGCTGCCAAAGGCAGCCCGCTCACTTCAGCTGAAGGGGATGCTAATATTCAATACCTCAGCGACCGCGCTGAGGCTGCGGGCTTTGATGTGCGCCGCTTTGTCAGCGGTAGCGGCACGACCGTAACCGACGCGGCTATTGTCTCGGCCATCGCAGCCATGCCTGCTGCAGGCGGTAAGCTTATCCTACCCGCCGGGCTAGCCTATGCCCTCAATAACCCTATTATGGTTAATAAGCCAATAGAGATTGAGGGCCAGGGCAAGGCCAGTATGTACCGCACACAGAAGCCAACCAACTTGGTTGTCAACCATAGCGGCGCGGCTTTTACGATGCAGCACTCGGCTAGCCTTTTCCATAAATTTCATTTGGAATATGCGGGCACGCAGACAAGCAGCACGGGGGCTACCAGTAAGGGTATTGTGGTGGATATACAAGAGCCGGCCATCTACTACAACTACGGGGGCTTCAACCAGCCGACGTGGCCAGGCTCTTACGGCATTGACCGGGTTTCCACGGCCAATTTTGGCACGGGTATTCACCAGATTAACGGCGCGGAGGGGCAGATTACATTCTGCGACTATCACACCTTTTACCGCTACGGGCTTATCCTTGAATGCCGCCTACTGCATGACTTGGGCGACATGAGTGTGGTGGGTAATAACTTCTACAGCGAGCGCTATAATTCTATCGCAGGGATTTTGCAAACAGGCGGGGGGGGCCTTAAAATAACTTCCTGCAAGTGGAATCAGCGGGCAGGCAACCTTATGCAGTACGGCTATTACGGCCAGCTCGACGGGGCCACCTCTATTCTGCAAATAGTCAATAATTCGCTGGAAAACATTGGCGAAACCAGTATTAAGATAGTACCAGGGAGCGCCAAGTTTGAAATGGTCAACATAGCAAACAATGAGTTTGCGAACTATTTCTTCAACGGCTTTCCAATGGCGCAACACTACGTAGACCTGCAAGGTGTCAAGGGCAGCAACGTAACCGGCAACATCTTTCGTAAGGCCAACAGCGCCGGCTATGCCATTCAATTGGATGCTGCTTGCACGGACTATAGCATTGTGCCAAATACGTACTTTGAGTACAGTGATATTAACAGTGCCGTTTCGGTAGCAGCCGGTGCGACGGCTTCTGTCCAGTATGGCGCGACTACGGTAGTACCGCTTGACAATCGTCCTTACGCCGACCAAGTAGTAGCTGCGGGGCCGGTCTACTATAACCGTCTCAACTCCGCTGGCATGAGTCAGCCCGCTACCATCGGTGGCATCGCGGCGACCATTGTAAATGGCATCCCGCAGTCGCTCGGGTTCTTCCAGGGTGGCGCTACACCAAGCACTGGCGTGCGCTTAAATGGCAACGGCTACGTGACACTACCAATTGGCGCGCTACTCGATACGCATACGCAGGCACAAGTAGAGATTCTGGTTGACCTGGCAGCAGATTGCCCAGCAGCGTTTCTATTTCGCTACGGTGATGATATGGCGCAAGGCAACTTCCGCTACTACATTGACCCGTCCATCCCGCGCCAGGGCTTCTTTGCGCTCAATGGCGATGGCGGCGGCACACAGGGGGAAAGTCAATTTGAGACGCCGATTCTGGCCCCCGGCCGCTATCACTTGCTGGTAAACTTCACGCAAACGCACTTGACCTACGAGGTGCGCAACGGCCTGAATCAGCAAATAGACATTCGGGTACAGAAGCCAAATACCGCAGGGTTTGGCAATCAGAATCTCTACATCGGCGGCACACTAGCGGGCCTTGGCATGAAGGGCGTGGTGCAGGACGTGGCCATCTATGCAGGCACCAAGGGCGAATCGGCAGGCCTGCTAAGCGTCGGCGGTGCGCAGAGCCACTACGCCAAGGTCTACTAACGGCTGGGCACGGCGAGCGAACGAGCTTATAAGCGCTTCGCTCGCCGTGCCCGAAACCGCTCAATCGGACCTTCTACATAGCGAATAACCAGCCAGGAAATAGGCAATACGCACAGGATTTCCAGCAGAGCCTCTACATCTGAGCTCCACCCTTTTTCCACGCAGAAACGATGAATAAAATACAATGGCAGCGTATGACTAATGTAGATGGGAAACGAGTACTCCCCGAGCTTGGCGTCGCGCTTACTGGTTTTCGTCAGCATGAAAATCAGCGGGAGGCACATGGCGAAAACGGTGAAGTAAGCCACCGGCGTCAGCCAGTGCCACGGCAGCAGCGGGTAGCCAATCGTCAGCACCACGACCAGCGCGAGCGCCAACCGCATGAGCCAGGTCGGTACGGCCATCGTGCGCAGGCGGGTATAAGCCAGGTATCCGACGATACCCGCTAGGAAAAACACCATTTCGGCAGGCAAAAAACGACCCGTCCACGGGTCAATCGAAAAGCTGCTGCGAAACAAACGGTAGCGAAACAATGCTGCTGCCACTAATAAACCAATCAGTAACCAGTGCTTGCGCCGCACCAGGAAGGGGGCCATCATGTAAAACCACATCTCCACGCTCAGCGACCACGCTTGACCGATGCCCAGAAACAGGTAAACGGGCGGGTTGGTGTGCCGAAAGTTTTTAACAAAGTGCAATTGGCCAGTGGCCTGGTCAATACCCAGGAAGAACGCCACGTCCTGGCCCAGCGCCGCGATGTTTACCCAGACGAGATAAGCCCAGGTGCCCGGTGCGAGCTTATCACCCCACTCAATATAGTAAGTCAGCCAGGCCGGGTCTTGGCCAGTCTTCCACAGCGCGAAGCTCACGGCATACACCAAGAACGTGAACAGCCAGAACAGCGGAAATAAGCGAAGAATACGATTGGTGTAGAATAGGTTAAGTCCGCCCGCTCCCTTGTATTTATCGCTATTCAGAATGAGCGCCATTAAAAAGCCGCTGATGATGAAAAAGGCCTCAACCGCGTGGTCGCCGCCAATCATTTTCCAGCTGCTTTCGGTGTGCTCCAAAATCACCACAAGCGCTAATAGTAGTCGAAGTAAACCCATAAACAAAAAGATAGAATTGACCTCAAAGCTACTGCCCATCTCTTTATGACTACCTCCACCACGAAAGCCCTACTCGCCCAGCTTCGCCAAACCACTGGCCTCGACCAGCCGGAGGCCACACCCGTGCCCACCGTCGATGAGCGTCTGGAAGCGCAGCGCGTGGCCATCACGGGCCAGCAAACGCCACCCCCGCCGACCGGCTGGCGTATGAGCAACAACCGCAGCGCCACCCGCCTCGACCTGCTGGAGCCGCGCGTGGAACTGCTCGAGCAGCGGCTTCAGCAAGTGGCCGACGGCTTGGACGCAACTGATGCCGAGGTCGTTGCCACCATCGCCCGGCTGGAACTACTGCGTGCCACGCTGGCCAGCAGCGAGGCGCAGCAGGCAGCCGACGCCGTGCGCCTGGCCGCCGTGGAGGCCAAAGCCACGCTTACGGCGAGCGCCACCGAAGCCAACCGCCTGGAAATTGCCAAGAATACTGCCGCTGATGCGCTGCGCGATGCACGCCTGAGCCAAGACGCAACAGCCATCGCCGCCGCCCAGGCCACCGCCACCCAAGCCCGTGCCGAGGCGGTGACCGCGCAGAAAAAGGCTGATGACGACGCCACGGCGCTTACAGCGTTGCAGGCCCAACTCGCCACCGTGCAGGCCACGGCTAGCGCCGCGCAGGCTGCTGCGGCCGCCAACGCCACGGCCCTGGCCGGCAAGCTCGACGCCGCCAGCGTGCAGCGCTTCACTACCGCTACGCCACAAATCAACGTCACCGTGGGCGCGCCGGCCACTTTCAACGTGATACTGCCTAAGCCTTTCGCCACCAACCAGTACCTCGTTTTCTTCACCAAAGCCAGCGGCGCGGCTTTGCTCAACGTGCAGCTCAGCGACACGGCCAAGCTGCCCGGCTCCTTCACCGCCACCATGCAGCAGACCGGGCTGGCTTCGCTGGCCGTGGGCGCCAGTTCGGCTGAGGTGCTGGCTATTCTTATCAGCTAATTCTATGACCTACCTAGCCCGCTGCCTAGTGCTGCTGTGCCTGCCGCTACTGGCCGCCGCCCAGCCCACCACACTCACCTACACCGGCACCCCACAAACCTACACCGTACCCGCTGGCATCACGTCTTTGCGCGTGGTGCTGGCCGGCGCGCCGGGCGGGCGTAGCTACAACCAACAACGCTCGCTCGGGGCGCAAGTAGCGGCCACCATTCAGGTAGTACCCGGCGAAGTGCTGACGGTCGTAATCGGCCAGCAGGGAGCCGACCAAACCGGTACCACGGCCTATAATGGCGGGGGCGCGGGGGATTGGGGGGCCAACGGCGGCGGGGGCGCGTCGGACATTCGGCGCGTCGGCACGGCAACCGGCGACTACCTCACCACCCGCAACGCGTTAGTGGTAGCCGGGGGAGCGGGTGGCAACGACTGGCTCGGCTGGCCCACCGCGCAAGGCGGCCACGGCGGCATCCCCGCGGCCGGCACGGGTATTGGCATTGATGGCGGCACCCCCGGCAGCGGGGCCACGCAGGCCGGTCCCGGCGCGGGCGGGCCGGCTGGCGCAGATAATCTCGGCGGCAACGGCGGCTACGCGGGTGGCGGCGGCGGGTATTACGGGGGTGGCGCGGCTGACCTGACCGGCCGGGCCGGTGGTGGGGGTGGCGGCTCGTCGTGGGTGTCGCCGCTAGCTGTTGTTGGCGAGCCAGTGTATAGCCTCGACACCGCCCGCACCGCGCAAGTAGTGCTTACGCCCGTGGTGGCCCCGCTGCCCGTAACGCTGACCGCCTTCACAGCCGAGCGGCAAGGGGCTGACGTGGTGCTGAATTGGTCCACGGCCAGCGAACGGAACGCCGCCCGCTTTGAAGTCGAGCGCAGCCTCGATGGGGTGGCTTTTGCCCGGCTCAGCACCGTAGCCGCGCACGGCACGACTACGCAAGCCCACGCCTACGCCTTCCTCGATGCGCCGGCCCCGGCCAGCGTGTGCTACTACCGGCTGCGCCAGGTGGATTTCGATGGGAGCGCCTACTACTCGCCCGTGCGGGTGGTGGCGGGTGGGGAGGATAGCGAAGTCTATCCGAATCCGTGGAGTACTGCCCTATCCGTGCGCCTCTCGAGCGCCGGCCCGGCTGAGTTCGCCTTGTACGACGTGCTGGGTAAGTGTGTGCTGCGCTACGCTGCTACTACGCAGGTGGTGGCGCTGCCCGTGCCTGAGTTGCCCGCTGGGCTCTACCACTTGCACATCAGCCAAGGCGGGGTGCGGCGGGTGGTGAAGCTGCTGCATTAATGATTCTGCCCTAGTGGCCCGCCCACCCGGCTCACCTGCTTTAGCCGCAATCCAATGCCCTTGCTCGACCTGCTACTCCAGACTCCCACTGCCGCCCAAAGCGCCGATGTGCGCTTCATGGAGTGGGCGATACGCCTTGCCCCGATTGCCATTACCATCTGGATTTATCTACAAGCCCCGTCGCGGGAAACCACTAAGAAGCGTGACAAAGACTTAGCCGACCTGCTAACCTGGAAAGAGTTGCAGCAAGCCATGAACACCCAACACCAGCTAGCTATGGAGAAGATAGGGGATGAGGTGAAGCGCAACCACCAAGAGCACGAGGTGAAGCTGAGTCAGTTCGGGGACATGAAAACCGATGTGGCCGTGATGAAAAACCAGATGCAGGGGCAGGCCGAAACGCTGCGCGAGCTGAACGTGAAGATGGATAGGCTACTCAATCAGAACAATAAATGACCATTGACCCCGCCCCCATTCTAGGCTTCGCTATCCCCTTCGCACTCATCGCGGGCGGGATAGCCGTGCTCACGAAGCTGGCGGGCACGAAGTGGATGCTCGGCCTTTTCGAGAGTGAAGGCGAGCCCAGCGCCCGCATTATTCTGGCCTGCGCCACCGTCGTTTTTACGCTCTTCATGCAGGCGGCCGGCCGCATATCCGACAACATGGTGGAGGCAAACTACTTCCTGGCGGGCACGCTCCTAGGCCTTGGCACGACCAAGTTGATAGCCACCCGTTTTGCCGCCCGCCCCGCCGCGCCTGCCACGCAGATAAAGGCCAATGTGGCCCCGGTAACCAGTGAAACCACTAACATCAACACGCCCCCGCAGCCATGAAAGCCCCTGACTACACCCGCAAGCTAGCCGTGCTCGATGCCAAGGTGAAGCTGCTGCTGGCCCAAAAAGCCGAACTGATTCACAAGCGCGATACCGCCAAAGCTACACCCGCCCCCAAGCGCCCGAAGCCGAAAGCCCCGAGCAAGAAAAAGCCAGCGCTCAAAACCAAGCCGGCCCGTCCATGAGCCCCGCCCGCGAACACGCCGCCCTGCTGTCAGTCGCTGCAATGGAAGCCATGGCGCTGGCCCTTCTTCTCTGTATTCTTTTTCACCCGACCCCATGAAAGCACTGTATGTTGCCGCGCTGCTGCTACTCGCCAGCTGCGCCCACCCCAACACCCCACCCCCGCCACAGTCGGAGCCGGTGGGCCTCGATACCCCACCCCCACTACCGCCCAGCGATAAAGAGTTCGTGCGGGTGGACTCCGACAACCCCGCCGAAAACGGGCCTTCGCGTGGAGTAGTGGTACAGACCGCCCGCAGCTGGCTTGATAGGCTAACGGGCCGCACCCCGCCGCCGCGCTACTACCCACCCGGCACGCCAGTGGTGGCGGGCAAGAAAAGCACCATTACGATTAACCACGTAGCGGGCAACCAGTCGAATGCAGCTACCACTGTGGGTAAAAAGGCCACGGCTGCTACTGGCGAAGGGGCCGTGGCTAGCGTGACGGGGAAGAAGTCCGGCCCCGCCGTGATAGCCTCCGATAGCTCAACCCTAAACGCCATCGAAGGCGGCGGCAACCTAGCGGCCGTGAATGGCGACGGAAACGCGCTGGAGCAAACTAAGCAAGACGTAACGACAGAAGCCCCCGGCATTGGGGCCACTATCGCGCAAAAGCTGGCCGGCCCGCCCGGCATCGTGCTGGGCATTGCGCTGGCCGGCGGGCTGATTTACTTAGTCATCATCTGGCGGAAAAAGAAAGCCGCCCAAAACCTCGTTTAAGATGAAACCCGCCGACTTTTTCAACACCTACGCGCCCTTGGCGCAAGGCGCCTGCCAAGGCACCGGCCTACTGGCCTCTGTGGCCTTGGCGCAAGCTGCTATCGAATCGGGCTGGGGCGAATCCGTCCTCACTAAGAAGTACAACAACTTTGGCGGCATCAAAGCTGCTTGGGACTGGACTGGCAAAACAGCTGTTTTCAATACCCGCGAAGTTATTGGCGGTAAGGATGTAGTGGTGAAGGCCGCCTTCCGAGCCTACGATAGTCCGGCCCACTACTTCAGAGCACGCGTGGACTTTCTGCGCGCCAACCGCCGGTACCGCGCCCTGTTCGCGGCCGACGATTATATCAGTGAGGCCAAAAGCTTTCAGGCGGCTGGCTACGCCACCGACCCGCACTATGCGGCTACCCTCATTGGCGTGGTGGCAAAGTACGACCTGACCAAGTACGATGCGGTGCCCGGCATCGTGAGCGCGCAAGTAGCCCGCGAATTGTTTGCGGTGCCCGCCAAAGCTATTCAGGTGGCGCTGCTCGGTCTCGGCTTCAACCTCGGCCCGACTGGTGCCGATGGCGCTATCGGCCGCTTGACCCGCGACGCTATTAATAACGCCCAGCCTGAAAAGCTACTGGCGATTGTGTAACCCCAACCTTTCAAAAGTCATGAATAACTTAACCGCAACGGCCAAGGTGGCCATTTTCTTTTTTGCAGTCGGGCTGGCCGGCCTTATCTGGACACTCTTTGGCGGGGCCGCCGATGGCTCAAAGCTCGTGATGTACTGGTTCGGCGGCATCGGCGTGCTGATTGCCGTGCTAAGCAAAGTCTTTGGCGGCGGCTGGTTCACCGATAACGCAGGCTAGTCTCTCTGCCTCCCCCGCCCCTGCTGGTAGTAGTGGGGGCGGGGTGGCGGGCTAGGCCTCAACCTCATTTAGCCACGCATAGACGCGGATAGCCTCACGGGCTTGCTCTTTGGTTTTGAAGCGGGGCTCGCCATCGTTGTAGTCCCACTTCGCATTGGCGTGCACCATGTTGGCGCTCTCTTTCTGCCCCTCATAAAAGCATCAGAACTCGTCGCCGTGGTAGATGGGTGTGCCATCCTCGCAGCGAAAAAGCGGGCCATTGGAGCGGTGGGCGAAATCTTCAGGAGTGAATGGATAGGCATAGTTTAAAGCTTAAAAAGTGGCGCCTCTCCCCCTAGTAGAGAAAGAGCAGGTGGGCGGGGTGGTGGCTAGGCAGCCAAAAGCTTAGTTTCCACCAACTCAACTAGTGGCTCTAAATGGTCGGAGTGGATATAGCGGTCGGGAATCGCCCGGCTGTAGCCCAGCGGCCACACGCCATAATAGCCTTCATCGTAGTGGTCAAGGGCGCAGACTGTCCACATAGAATTATCGCGCCTGTCGAGCACGGTTTCGCCTCTGAAATAAAGCGAGTCGGCTGGCTTCTCGGCTAAGTTGGCGGGGCTGAAAGTGTCTTCCATAAGTAAAAGGCCGGTCGGCGGCGGTGTTTCTCTATTAGTGTAGGAGACGGGCGGGCGGCTAGGCGGGCCATCTCATTTGGTCTGATACCACCCGCTCGCACAGGTTGAGGGTGCGGTAAGCTTTCAGGATTTCGCGCCAAGTGGGTCGATGGCTCCATCGGCCCAAAATATCAATGTAGTTGCTCCATTCAGCGTGGGCACCCAACCGCGGGTAAGCCCCAAACCGATTGACATTCTGCCAAGGCATATAGACCATTTCCACGGTTTGGTCGCAGGGCTGCACGCTCACAAATACGGCTAGCACTGGCCTGCTGACTGAGTAGTGGTATTGGGTTCCGTCATGCTGAAGCTGCCCATACTCTTGGAATAGAACGAAGTCACCAAACTTCATATCTAGCCCGCCCTCAATGAAGGTATTGAGGCGGCGCGGGGCGGCGGGGGCTATAATTTCCATACATAAATATACCACATAAACATCAAACAATCAAATCATTAACCTGTTTTATTTACATGGCAAATTACCACCTAGAGCAAGGCAAGCACTACCACCAATGGCCCCCGTTTTCGACCCTGCTGTGGGTGGGCGAAAAGAAGATAGAGCGCTACGTAACCTTCGATGCCAGCTGCGCCTACGACAGCGTACCGTACAACGCCACCGACGTAAACAAGCTGTTCGGCCTGAGCTTCGGCTTCGGCGGGGTGCATCACAACTCGGCCCGCTTCGGCTGGCGTTGGAGTAACGGCGACCAGTGCATTGAGCTACTAGCCTACGTGTACAATGCAGGCACCCGCAATTGGGATGAGCAGCTACGGTTTCCCGTGGTGGCGCAGGTGAAGCCCGGCCAGCGGGTGTACTGCAAGATTCAATACACAGGCGGCGCTTTCTACTTCCGGTGCCTGAATGCTGAGTTGAATATCTACGGCGAACTAAACGTGCCCGCCCCTATTGACTTGCCCGGCTTCGGCCTTACCCACGGCGTCTATTTCGGTGGCGCACTCACAGCCCCGCACGATATGAGCGTGCAAATCGACCGAACCTAGCCGCCGCCTGCCTTGCGCTGGCTACAGCTGCGGTAGTCGTAGCCGCCCGCTCCTAATTCCTTTCTGTTATGAATCAGCAACTCGCTTCCTACCCCACGCCGCCCGAAGCCGTGCGCACTGAGCGCATGAACGACGGGTTTTTGAAGCTGCACACGCCCGAAGGCCCGCTGCATATCTTCACCCAGCCCGACCTAGGACAGCCACACGACCATCCGTGGCCCTTCACTACCCATATCATTGAGGGCGGCTACATCGAAGAGGTGTACACGCTCAATGCCGATGGCTCGCACAGCATGGAAGTTGTCGAGCGGCGGCCGGGCACTACCCACCACGTAGAGTCGGGCACCGTTCACCGGATTGTCTCGCTACCTCTGGGCTTTTGCGTGACGAAGGTGGAGCCCGGCCGGTATATCGAGCGCACGGCTGGCTTCTACGACCTGCGGCATGATGGCATCTTTCACCGCTACTGGCACGAGGAACAGTGGCAGCGCTGGCCGCGCCCGGTTGCTTAGCTTAGTCTCGGCAGCTGGCTAAAAGCCTCATCAGAAACCAGCAGACCTCACGCCCCGCTGCCTTAGTTGGTAGCGGGGCTTTTTGTTGTGCTTTCGTCCCCACTACAGCAAGCTAAAAAGGCCCGCGCCAGTGGTGCGGGCCTTTCAAAGCTTAGCCAAAATTCCCCGGTTGCCCGGCTCGTCTTGACGGGCCAAATATAAGCCCCGCCAAATAAGGCCGGGGCTTTTCCGTGCAAAATATTTTCGGGGCAAAAAGTGCGTTTCTGAAGCGTGGGGGCACATCATGCCAACTATTTACATTATTTATTGGAACAAGTGTATCAATAAATAATAAGCGTGCGTATATTTGTCATATCAAAACAGCAACCCAGCACAACGCCATGAACGCCACCCTAACCACCCCCGCCAAATTCGACCGCCGCGCCATTGCTATTGCTGCTTGGTCGCTCGTTAAGAAATGCGGCGCAACGCTACGCGAAGGCATGAAGCAGGCTTGGGCGGTAGCCAAAGGCCTCATTGTCCCCGCCACGGTAGCCCAGCGGGTTGCCAGCAGCAGCAAGGTGTTCGAGGTGTGGAGTGATGAGCGCCCCCGCTTCGTGGCTAGCGCAGCGCAGGAACAACAGCTGCGTGCTGCTGGCGTTGTGTTGCCCGCTGACTTTTGCACGCTGGTGGCCGCGCAGATGGCCAGCGAAATGATTGCTGCCCTCTCGAAGGTAGCCCAGGTTATCCTGGTTGTTGAGCAAGCTTAGTTTTTATTCCCCTTTCACCCAATTCGTCTACCCCATGCCACATATCACCGCTCCCGAAGTTGCTGAGCACCTGCTGCCGCAACTGCACACCCTCCGCCACGAGTTAAGCTCTGGCTTCTTGCTGGCTGAGTTCAGCCCCGCCCGCCTGAGCCACTACATGCTGCTTGTTTTTGAAGCAGACCGCCACGCCAGGGCTGCCACCACTCCCCACGAGCTGAGTGAGCAGCTCTCCCTTGAGCTGGAAGGCACCCCTTCTCCTTTCGCTGCCATGCGCCCTTGGTTACAGGCTAAAAACCTACGCTACGCGGAATTGATGACAGAAGTAGGAGCCGCCCCCGCGGGCGAACTGGCTACCGAAGCCGCCTATCTCGTCTTTGCTTACCTAACCAGTCGCAGTGGTGCCTACTGAGCCTCGCAAGCCCGGCCGCCCCGCCGGCACCACCAAAGCCAGCGGGGCCGCTGTGAGCCCCGGCCGGCCGGCCGCGGGCGCACAGGACAAGCCAACGCAGCTTCTAATGCAGCGCTGCGCCATCTTTGACCGCCGCCACCGGCCAACCGATACGGCCATTGCGGCCGCGCTCGGCATTAGCCGCGCTACCTGGCTGCGCCGCGTGGCGGGGGCGGGCAGCTTGAGTGAGGCGCAGGTGAAAGACGCGCACGCGCTACTCGACAAGGCCGCCCCCTGGCTTAAAAACCAGTGACCTCCACCCATAAAAGCCCCGCGCTATTCTATAATAGTGCGGGGCTTTTTCGTGCCCGTGCGATTGCTTCGCTGCGCTCGCCCCTACGAAAACCATTCCTTCCACTGTGCCAGACTTACCGATGTAGGACGGCCGTTGGGAAGGATAATCCGCACCGTGTCGCCCTCGACGGTGCCGGTGTAGCTCTCTCCTATTCGTAGGCCTGCGTAGCCGTCGAAGCCGCCAGGGCCACCTATTTTACCCACGTACTTTTTCTTCTCTGCTGCCATAGGGCGAAAGTAACGCCGCCTAGGGTCGCCCACCCTTATCCAGCCGCAGCTTGGTTACGACGAACTGGCTAGGATTCTTTCCTGCCTTGCCCGCTTGCTGCTCTAATTCAGCCGATTCCGCAGGCGTGAGTGAGAGCGTGTAAGAGCGCTTTTTTTGTTCTTCGGGAATAGGCTTACGCCCGCGCTGCTTTGGCTCGTCCTGCATACAGGCAAAGGTAAGTGCGGGCTATTAAATGCGTAAATAATAAACAATAAATAAACAATTAAATAAGGGAGGTGGCGTATATTTGAGGGAATCAATCGCAAAGCAAATGAGGCTGTTAATTCTTTGGGCGCTGCTGTTCGTAGCCGCCAACTACGGGCTGACCCTAGTGCATATCGCGCTATTTCAAAGCTCCTGGCCCTTCGCTGCATGGGCTTCTATCGCCTTGCATATTCTTGGCTTGCTGTTTTTCCCTTACGCCCGCGTTTTCACCACTCAAAACCCAGAATGAAAAAAATCCTTTTGGCCTTGGCTAGCGCCAGCCTCCTGACTTCGTGCGGCATGAACCGCGTCGAGCCCAACAACGAGGGCGTGCTTATGTCCAACTACGGGCGGGGCGGACAGTCCGACTTCAAGCCCGTAACCGGTTCGCAAGGGTGGCTCGGCCCTGGCTCAGAATTGTATCAGGTGCCCATGTGGGAGCAAAAGGCCGACCCCGACGCGGTGGGCATCACGGCCAAAGACGGCGGCTACTTCACGGTAGACCCCACCTACTCCTATCAGCCCATTCGGGGCAAGGGTGCCGACATCGTGTTTAACTACCGGCACGTTGGGCTAGGTGAAAACATCATGGAGAGCCTAGAAGGCCAAATCCTCAACCCGCTGGTGCTGGATACCTACCGCGAACAAGCCCGCAACTACACCACCGACTACCTGCTGCGCAACATGGGCAGCTTTGAAAAGGAAGTCGAGCAGTCGCTAAAGGCCAAGATGCAGGCTAAATATTTCACGCTTACCAATCTGACCTCGGGCCTCAAGCCGCCTAAGTCAATGGTGGAAGCTATCGAGCGCACCAACAACGCGGTGCAGCAAGCCGAGCAGGTAAAGAATGAGCTGGCGGTGGCTGAAATGCTACAAAAGAAGGCCAGCATCGACGCGGAAACCAACCGGATTAAGTCGGCGGGCCTCACTAAAGAAGTACTACAGCAACAGTGGATTGAGGCTATCCGCAACACGAGCAACAAAGTCATTATTACGGACGGAAAGACGCCGATAATTCTAGGACAGTAGTTGCCAAAAGAATTAGGGAAGGTGGGAAAGCCCGGCTACATTGTGGCCGGGCTTTTTGCCGCCCACCTAGTACCCCGCCCGCCGCTCAACCACCCCCACCGGCTCAGCCGCCGGCAGCCACCCCGCTGCATCTGCTATCCAGGCAGCGGTAATGACGACCACCAGGGCTAGTAGTATATACCGTAAACGCAGACGAGAGGCCAGCCAGTTTTCAAAGGAGTAGAAGCGCATGGCGAAAGGTACGTGGGGGTGGGCGTAGGAGGTGGTGGGGGTTCATGCGGCCAGCAGGCGCTCCGTAAATTCTGTCAAAAAAGGCTTGTGGGCTTGCGTGGCCCCGAGTACCTGTGCTCCATAGATTTTGGCAAGCTCATTTACAATGGTGTGGGGCAGCACAGAAGCGTAGTGGCGTTCCGTAACCCGCACTGAGCGGTGGCCCAATACCTTACTAACAATGGTCATGGGCACCCCGTCTTGCAGCAGCACCATGCCCGCCGTTTTGCGGCCGACGTGCGTAGTAACGTGCTGCTTGAGGCCGATTAAATAGGCCACCTGCTTGAGCGCCCGGTTCATGTAGGGCTTACTGGGCACCGGCAGGCGCTCGCCGCCGTACTTCGCCAGAATATCGAAGGCCGGCTGAAAGAGCGGTATCAGCGTGGGCGTGCCCGTCTTTTGGCGGTCTACCCGCAGCAGCACCGCCCCGCTGGGCTGGGGCATCAGGTGCTCAGAGGCGCGGAAGTTGGTCATGTCCTGCCAGGCAAGCCCGGTGAAGCTTTGGAATAAAAACAGGTCGGCCACCTTGCGCAGTGATTCACTCTCGAACTCGTAGTACCAAAGCTTCACCAGCTCGGGCGGCGTCAGGAACACCGGGGGCTTGGCCGCCTCCTGCTTTTCCGAAAAGCCGGCCATCGGGTTGGCTTCTACTATCTCCTTGCGGGCCGCCCACTTGAACATGGCGTGGGTCACGTCGAGCACCTTAATGCAGTAGTTCTTGGAACGGGGCTTGGCGCGCAGCCAGTCGAAGAACTGCTGCGCCAGCTTTACCTTAAACTCGGCTGGGCGCATCTCGCTGCGCTTCGTGTCGGCTATCCACTCATCAAGCCGGGAAAGCCGAATCAGGTAGGCATCAAGGGTGCCGGCCGAGATATTGCCAGCCAGCCCTTCGGCCCGCAGGTACTCGCTGTACCGGCTCATTAACTCACGCAAGGGTATCTGCCGCCGCTGCGGCTCCTGGTAGCGCTCCATTACCCGCTCGGGCGTAATGAACACCCGCTCACGCTCCAGGATATTGAAGGCTTCGCGCAGCCCATCTGCTAACTGCGTTAGCTGCTGATTGCTGACTTTAGCTGAGTCATTGCGCCCGCGAACTTCTTGTTGTTTAGCATTCCAATCTTCCTTATAGACCCGCACGATAGTAGCGAAATTATACTCCACACTATCCACCGTAATGCGACAGTAGACAGTGCCAGGACGGTCTAAGGCGCGGGTATTTTTTCTAAACCAAAACAGGACATTCATATAGTGACGCAGAAGCATAGTAGAGCGAAGGCGCCTGGATATAAAAAGCGCCTGGGCAATACTACTAATTGGGTTAGTCATTTATTATGCGTGTAACCCGAATTTGTGCAGGTGTTACCCGCCAAGGGGTGAATGCGCCCGAATGCGCAAGGGCCACCAGTGCGGCTAGGTGGGCTTTTGGTGAAGCCAGGGCACGAAAAAGCCCGCCGGAAATACCGGCGGGCAAGCTGCTTTTTTTGTTTTGCAGAGAAGGAGGGATTCGAACCCCCGGACCTGTTACAGTCAGCGGTTTTCAAGACCGCCGCAATCGACCACTCTGCCACTTCTCTAAGAGGGCGGCTAGGTAGCGAAAAAGACCAGCATTGGCGCATCTCCGGCTACTTCGACTGGTCAAAGATAGGGCAAAGCAGCTTTTGCCGCCAAATTGCCTAGCCCGATTCCGTTCGCTTCGCGCCTTTTGTTTTTAGGCAATCGCTTACTTTCTTCGGCGTAAATGCCTACCTCTTTCTGACTTAGCTTCGGCCGCGCTCGCTCGCTGCGTTGTGGTTCATTCCGTAAAATACCGTAGCCGCCGAACAGGTAGCACCTAGCAAAGGCGTCGGCCAGCAGGCCCCGAAGCTGCTGCCCAAGGGCTAAAAAGCCTGCTTTTTGGCCTCTCGCCCATAGCCTTAGGGAGGAAGTAGCGCGAGTAGCGCATTTTTGGGCGCAACTTGCCACGGCTTACGTTTCGCTTTTGGCGGCCCGGCTTGGGGCCAGCAAGGCTTTTTCTTTTCCCACCCAACTCTTTTCTTAATGCTACAAAAGCTTTCCCTTGGCCTACTTTTCAGCGCCTTAGCTGTGGGCCAAATTCAGGCGCAGGCCCTGCGCCCGCCCGCCTACCCGCTCATCACGCACACCCCGTATTTCAGCGTGTGGGCGTTTCAGGATACGGTGGCCGCCGCGCCCACCCGCCACTGGACCGGCGAGCCGCAAGCCCTGGAGGGCGTGGTGCGCGTGGATGGCCAGGCGTACCAGTTTTTGGGCCGAAGCGCGCCCGAATACCGCGCCCTCATCCCCACCACCGAGGAGCAGCCCTACACGGCTAGCTACACCTTTGCGGCCCCCGCCAATGGCTGGGAAAAGCCCAACTTTGCGGCGGCCCAAGCCTGGAAAACCGGCCCCGCGCCCTTCACCGACAACAAGGAGCTGCACGGCACCACCTGGACCGGCGGCAACGTGTGGGTGCGGCGCACCGTGGCAGTGAAAGGGCCGCTGCCCAAAGGCCGGCTGGCATTACTGCTTTGGCACGACGACGATGCCGAAGTGTACCTAAATGGCCGGCTGCTGCTGCGCAAGCGCGACTACAACAGCCGCTACGAGTACTTTATCTTGTCCGACTCGGTGCGCCAGGTATTGCACCAGGGCAACAACGTGCTGGCCATGCACTGCGCTAGTCCGCGCGGCGGCGCCCACCTCGACGCCGGCCTGTATGAAGAACTGATTTCTAAGCCATTGCCGGTGGCCCGCCAAACGGGCGTTACCGTCACGGCTACTCAAACGACGTACACATTCGCCGCCGGCCCGGTGCAGCTGAAGGTCAATTTCTTGTCGCCGCTGCTGCTCGATGAGCTCGAAACCGTGGCCCGCCCCGTGAGCTACGTCACCTGCACGGCCACCGCCACCGACGGCAAAGCGCACCCCACCCAGGTGCTACTCACTGAGGCCGGCACGCTGGCCAGCGACACGCCCTACCAGCCTGTAGCCACGCGCGCTGGCCAGGCCGGCAGCCTGCGCTGGCAGGCCGTGGGCACCACCGCCCAGCGCCTGCTGGCCAAGGCCGGCGACAACGTGCGCATCGATTGGGGCCACGCCTACCTGGCCGCGCCGGGCACCGCACTGCTGAGCACCGGCGCGCCCACGGCCCTCAAGGCGGCTTTTGCCCAAAAAGGCACCATGCCCGCCACCCCCAAACCGCTGAGCGGCCAGGCCCAGCGCGTGGCCCAGGCCGCCGTGCTCGACCTGGGCGCGGTGGCTGCCCGGCCCACCGAGCGGCACCTGTTGCTGGGCTACGATGAGCAGTACGCAGTGCAGTATTTTGGCCAAAACCTGCGGCCCTGGTGGCGGCGCGATGCTAGTATGACCATGGAAAAAGCCCTGCAAGCGGCCGAAACCGACTATGCCCGGCTGCGCCAAAAAGCCGGCATTTTCGACCAAAAGCTGTATGCCGACGCCCAGGCGGCGGGCGGACAGAAATACGCCGACCTATGCCAGCTGGCTTACCGCCAGGCCATTGCGGCGCACAGCATCGTGGCGGGGCCCAAGGGCGAGCTGTTCTTTTTTTCGAAGGAAAATTTCTCCAATGGCTCCATCGGCACGGTGGATATCACCTACCCTTCGGAGCCGCTTTTTTTGCTTTACAACAACGAGCTGGCCAAGGGTATGCTGCGTTTCATCTTCGACTACTCGGAGTCGGGGCATTGGAAAAAGGACTTCCCGGCCCACGATGT